TTCCAGAGGAAGAGGACTACAAGCTCAAGCTAAGTTTTGGTTTATCGCATATCATTCGCATGAAAATAAAAAGAGATGCGTATTATAACGGTGCCTTCCGTGTGAAACAAGCAATAAGGGCATACATACTAAAGTCTACTCCAGCGTTTAGAGATTACTGACAGCTAGATCCGTTTCTACCGTATGCTCGTAGCCATTAAACCTAATATAATCAGGGTCCAAAAATGAGTAAACTTGGCACACCATTAGCAAAAGGCCGTTCTTTCATCTTGTTAAAGAAGGAGATACCACCATCACCGGAATATTATGCATCACCTCTCGTATGGCTCAGCACCAATAGCACCGTAACCATCGCAGTAGATCTAAGAGCCCGTATACAAGTACGCCTATTCAGGGATACCAGATACCCGCCCAACATTATTAGATACCCGTTCAACATTAGGATATTATTAAGATAGAATTTCACATAAAAAAAAAAACAAAACACACCAAACATGAACAGTAAGCTAGGCGCAAGAGTACGCACATATAGTACATGCTTCAATATACACTTATTAGACTCTGTATTAGATAAAACCAGGAAGACAGGCACACTTACCGTGTCTCTGGAAGGTAGGCTTATTATTACTAATAACGGAAAGATGGATCTGACTAGGATGGAGAGAACATGCGCAAGCTCGGTGATAGTTTGAACATGCACATACACAGCGATAAAGCGGAGGTTGCCTATACCATCTTACTCCGCTTATACGTGACTGTTCCAGGGGTACGAAATAAAGCGCAGCATCTTCCGGATCTCATTTTTCTTAATAGTAGCGAGATAAGGAATAAGATACCGGGGCTTGGATTCCGCTGGGCTGTAATTTGAGTTAGTTTAAGGGAAATATCAGGGATAATTCAAAAATACGTACTGTTTTCAAAAATTGGGACATTTAGGGTGGGAGTTGGTGGTGATTAAGTAGGTATAAATAACAAGCTCACCAACCCACTATAAATTATGAAGTAGGTACACTAATGCATCAGGTACCACCACATCATGTGCCAGGCACCCAGGTACAACCTACATCATCATCCGTGCTCATAATGCCATCAGTGTACCTGTACCTGCTCTTCAGTACTCAAACACTGTTTACTTCAAATCAGGCTATTTGACATCCGAGTGTTTCTGTTAGTCTGATAACTAACCCACAGTTCCAGAAAGGAACATCATGCCCCACGCGTTACCCAAAGTGAAGACAGCGGAGGAAAGAGCTACCAATCCTTTCAAGACCGTGTTCAAAGAAATTGAACTCACAAAACTTATCCCGCATCCAAACAACCGGAAAGACGATTACACCGATGACGCTTTCAAAGAACTCGTAGCTTCAATAAAAGAAGTTGGCGTCCTTACTCCGATACTGGTACGTGAGGATCTTTCCGGTTATCAGATTATTGGTGGGCACCGCCGTTACTATGCTGCGGTGCAGTGCGGCATTAAAAAACTGATGTGCTCCATATCTTCTGCCTCCGAGCAAGAAGGGTTGATGTACAAGAGTGTTGATAACTCTAACCGGAAAGAGATGAGCGGCATGGAGTGGTACTCAGATTTCTTGTCCTACAAAAAGTTTGGCGGTACTAGGAAAGAACTCGCTGCTAAGATGGGCAAGAGTGAGGAGTGGCTTAAGAAGTTAATCCAGATTGGTAAGCTCCCCGAAGACATCCGTAAGCAGGCTCGAAAGGAACGCTGGTCATTAAACAAACTGACTACTTACAAGCCTCCCCATAATCCTACTAAATTAGTAGGGGATGGGGAGGATCCTCCCCAAGTAGAACAAAAAGATAAAGATATCCGGAATGCGGTACCCAAGGCTAAGGACAGCAAACAGCGTTTGCAGAAGTCGCCAGAAAAAGAAGTAGCCGAAGTGGCTGTGATACTAGCCATCGGTGACCGGCAGTTTGAGCTAACTGGCAAGTGGGAGTCTCTGGCCTTATCTAACACAGAGAAGTGGCTGAAGTCGCTGATGGCGGGTAAACCGCTGGGGTTCACTGGCTACACTGAGCTATGATCGCAGAGACTGGCCAAACTCGCCGCGATTAAGCAATAGGGCGGCGATAAATGCCATTGCCGCCATTATTATATCTACCCCCTATAGATTACGCATAAAAGCTGAGATCTTAGTTCCAATGGCTTCTATTCCGGTTTGCTCTAGTGCAGCTATGCCAGTAGTTAATAACAAACAGTGTTTGAGTATAGGTCAGAATAAACTCTGCCACCAACTCGCCAAACTCGCTAACTGATGCAGGTGAAGTCGCCAAACTCGCCGTGCGTTTATTTTTATTATGTGCGCCACGCCATACATTTATTATTATGGATCGGCTCCATGGCGGCAGCGGAGCAGAGGACCAACCAGTGGAACTACGGTACCTGGGTGTGGAGGTACGCGGTGCTCCAGGTGCAGCGCCCCACCTGCCTTAGTGTTCATATGAACTCCAACTAGTCCGTATTGACCCTACTAACAGGGTTGAAACAAACTCCTTGACCATGTTTTCCCTGGCCTATGGTTTGCCTCAACAAGCCCACAAGGCACAACAAGGAACCAATACCATGACACCAGAGCAAATCCTTCCAGGTTATCTTGAAGCCTGTGCATGGGCTGAATCAGGAGACGAGGGTTGCAGCCTCGGAATCAATGCTCCCGACTTCTCAGAGCCTGCAAAAGTGTATGCACTGGAACGGTGCGAATCCTTCCTACATGACAATCCGGACGTTGAGGGATTGGACCCGGAACAGGTGGGCCATGACTTGTGGCTTACTTCCCGGGGGCATGGTGCGGGCTTCTGGGATCGTGGTTTAGGGGAACGGGGTCACCGTCTGACCAAGCGAGCCAAGCTTGAGACTTGTGAGGTCTACGTCGGCGATGATGGGTTGATCCATTTTGACGGTGAAAAATAACCTATTGACACCATCTCCCTGCCAGTAATCTCAAAGCATAACCAAGAGGGAATCACCCTCTACAAAAACCGGAGTCAACCATGCCCGCCACGAAGCCCACCATCCCCACCGGCAAGAAGTTTCACACGCATATCACCCGCATTGGTGCCTGCGATCATGTCACCCTGTACGCAACTACGATTGCGATCCGTGACAACGAGAAGGGTACCATTACCCTGCGGACCGGAGGCTACAACACACCGACCACTATTCGGCGGATGAACGAATGCTTAAACCAGTGGGTGGGGCCGTGGAAGTGCCGCGTGAACAAGGCCACGTTCAAGAAGGCTGATGAGGTTGTGTTCGACATTGCCACTGCTAATCGTATCCATAAGAAAGGGTGATACCATGGCCCAGGTTAAAATCTCGAATATTATCTACGACACGGATGAAGAAGGGGCTACCCAGGCCGTAGCCCCTAAGGAACTGACCCTGGAAGTCTCGTTTGACGAGGATCCGGACGACATGGCACCGGGTGAGGTGGAGGAAGCCATCGCTGAGGCTATCAGTGAGCGGGTTGGTTGGTGTGCTTATAGCTTCTACTACACCATCACCAAGCCCATCGTTGTCCATGCCAGTGAATAAATAACTCCCTTGACATTTCCATACCTCGGTTAGTTTAAGCACATAAATAAGGGCAGTAAGCCCTACAAACTCGGAGTCCATCGTGGCACGTCAACACACCAAGATCCCCACCAAGCCAGGTTACAACACTACTGTCCTGCGTGATTCTAACGGACACATTATGGTGGTACTGTACAATACGTGCATTGCTCGCATCGACGACAGGGCAGGTATCATCAAGCTCAACACTGGGGGATTCAGCACCCCTACCACCATGCGCCGGATGAATGCGGCACTGATTGAGTACGGTTTTCCGCAACGGGTGTGCAAATCGGACTTCAAAGACACTCGCAACATCACCCTCCACAAGGAGGGGTGAAATAACCTCTTGACGTATACTTGCCCTTGGTTAGACTCCACACATAACCAAGGGCTAAGCCCTACACTACAAGGAAAAGCATCATGACTTCCAGCATTATTGCCGTAAAAAATCCCAGCGGTTCTGGATGGATACTGGTTTATATTCACGGTAAGATGGTTGGTGGTAAGTATAGTGATAAGGTTTACGCTTCTAAGCACGAGGCGGAAAACAACATCATATAACAATCGGGCATGCCCTATAAACCAAGGAAAAGCATCATGACTTCCACTAATCCCATCACGGTAGAGAATGGCAAAGCAACATGGACCCATCGAGCCGGTGACACGTATGCAGTTACGGGCACGGATCGCAACGGCGTACGGTTTAAACGTGTTTGTGGCTCATTTGCCATGGCCAAAGGTATCAATACACAACAAGGAACCCGTTGGTTAGTCCGTGACGGACGTAAGTTCCGCATCCAACGCATCGGTCATTGATTCGTAGTCCAACGATCACGGTTAATCATATAATCCTATCGACAAGGAATCAAACCATGCCCCACATTTGCCTGGAACCCTACAAGCAGACTTTCAAGTGTGATGATTGCGGCTCTGAAGGACCGTCATTCCCTAACGGCATGACCTCGGCTTATAGCATAACGCACAACCCTGATGGCTCGGAATTACTTCGTTGCCCCGCGTGCGCACATAAGCATGACATAGCGGAGTTCGAGAAGTGCGGAGACGAAGGCAAACCGTTTTATGGGTACTTCGACGAAGATCACAACCTGATTGGTTTACGCGGTAATATCTTGGCACGCAATGTGCATGCATTCCCTTGCAAACTAGCGCGACATAGCTTTATGCATCACGGCAGGCCATACAAGAGCGTGCATGTTATTGACCCTCAAGGCCGTATCTGGTACGGTCGTGGGTCCGCTGGCATTTGCTGCACCATGCGAATGAATAAGGCCCGTAAATAATCCTTTTCCCGTTCAACCCTTTCAACAAAGAATAAATATCATGATCGAATCCCTTCCCGCTCCCATGGAACAAGTGTCACAAGCTCCAAGACATTCCACCCCGTTCCGCAGGGGTATTCAAGCCTTCAAGGCTGGAAAGGAACTGTCGGACTTCCACCCAATGGACAAGGACTACGAACAACTCAGAGCGGGTTGGTTGTACCAGGAAGGGATGGAGGCATGAGTTGGGCCGCGCTAGATGCAACAGACATTCTGATTGCCCGTAAATTAAACCTAGACGGTCCTGGAGCTTTCGCCTTGCGCGAAGCCGGTGGTCGGCTAATGGTGTGGGCCACGATCCCCGACAGTGAAAACGACGACGGAAGAAAAGCCGTATATCGTAGCACGAAGCCCATAACTGACCTGATGTGGCGGCGGGTGCAGCTACACCCATGGATTACGCAATGGGAAAGGCAGTAATGAACCAAGACGCGATAGATAGCCGCCGATATCAGTGTGAGGTTGCATATGAAGCGGGGAAGAAAGACGGGATCCGTGGAATATCAGAATCCAGAGCTATGACTAATTCTAAGCAGTACGAAGACAGCGACCAGTACCTGGAAGGGTATTACGACTTCTTAGCTCAGTGAGTAGTTGAGAATCATTCTCATCTAGTAAACAGTGTTTGCGCCGTAGGCTTGGGCATGGAAAGTCCCTCTTGACGTAGGCAAGCCGGGGTTGTAGACTCCACCCATAACAAGCCAGAAATGGCACAATCCCCACAAGGAAACCAGGATCATGACTACCACCGTACACCCCCTTGTCGCAATTCTTAAAAAGTTGAACGTCACAGTAAACGTCATTAGCCGTCCAACCAGGCTGGTTAGAGATGCGGAAGGTTGGGAGTATTGGAATTGGGTTGTGCGCTTGGAACGTCGCAACGAACCAGCCAGTAATCTGTCTGACGGGTACACTACTGACATCACCTATAAGATGGGGTCGGGCCATGTGGAAGAGTTAAACCGACAGGACAAGATGCACCAAGAGAACCTGGCTGCGACGGTGATGCCCAAGCCCAAAGCTCCAGATGTTGCGACGGTCGTGCATTCACTTGTCCTTGATTCCAGCGCATGCGATAACAGCCATGCAGATTGGTGCGCAAATTTTGGCTATGATGAGGATTCAAGGAAGGCAATGGACATCTACTTAGCTTGCCAGCGGAATGGGACCACCCTTCGCAAATTTTTTGGCAAGGACTTTGAAGCTGTCAAAGAAGCGGCACAAGACTATTGACGCAGCCTTGCCCCTCTTGTATACTTTACCCATACAAGAGGGGCAACCCTCACAACCCCAGCAAAGGGAACCGTCATGCTCACGTATGAAACCGACCACACCAAGATCATGGACGCTATGGACAAGCAGGAGATCCAGGTAATCCGGTTTGAAGCCAACGGCCACCGTGGTCCCGTGTTCGGAATCATCGGCACGCCGTACCGGTATCTTCACAATACGGCAGGGGATTGGAGAATATGGAAAAGTCCAGGTAGTGCTCAGCGCTGGATCCGTCAGAATTGCAAGCGCAACGAATCCGGCAAATGGGTTGCCAACTGGTAAAACAACCCTCTTGGCACTTTCAACCCCCTGGCTATATTCAACACATAACCAGGGGTTAAACCCCACAACAAGGAATCAAGATCATGCAACTCACTCCATAAAACCACGAAGCGATCAACAAGAAGGTTGCAAATAAGCTTCGCAAATTCCTCAAGCAGATTGAGGAAAGAGGTATCGAAAGCCTGGGATTCAACTTCGAGAATATCGAAGCCTCGGAACTCTCGGACAAGGCTGCCGATGCTCTGGCTTCAGGTGACATCAACGGCTGCCTTGTGTTGGACACTTTGTCCAGCATGCATCATGATGGGGAGTTGGAGTAAACAACCCTATTGACAGCATCCCTCCCCTTGTTATCCTGAAAACATAACAAGGGGACAACTAAGCCCCCACAACCACCGTAAGGTACATCATGAACCAGTTCGTCTTCGCCGCTATCACGCTTTCCTTGATTGTTTCGGCTTTTGTTGTGGTCCGTGGCTGCGTTGCTGCCTACCACAACAACACACACAAGCGCCGTTGGTTGGCGCGGGCTGCGGCCACTAGGAATCGGAATGAGCAACAGTTTTGCAAGAAAACGGCTAACCGTGGGGCCTTATGATTCAGACTATTAAACGCAAAGAATTTACTATCCGCAAAGGGAAGGGTAATCCTCACGATAGAGAAGATAGCAGATATAATTGGGTCGTTGATAGGATTGCACCTGGCAGGATTACACAGGATTACTTTGCTTCTCGTGAACTAGCGCGTGAATGGGTCCGTGCCCAGAAGAAGATCAAGGGGTGCCACTCTGGTAAGACTGATAACCTGATCCTCATGCGCGCATGAAAGGAGCAAGTATAGAGAATAGTTATACCTGACTAATCAGTGCAGGGGGTGAAATAAAGACCCCAAGAACTCGCCAAGAACCTGTATAGTGGGGAATAGTGCCGTAGTGACCTGAGTATCCCAGCCCCCTAATGGCCTACTACTTTTTCTCCCGACACAAATCTACTATTATAATTTTTTACTTTCTAAAAATTATCCCCTTATTTTTCTAAAAATTATTCGCCTACAAGTTTAGTTCTTGACACACTCAGACACTAATCCACTATCTGACCATCACACCATCCAATAGAAACCCTTTCGGAGGATTCCATATGCACGTCACGCTCAAAGATGCTCAGTCCAGTACGGTTAGCCTAGGCATCCTCGAAACGGGAACCAAATTTAAATACCCTGGTCATTCGGATATCTTCACGGTCTGTGCGGCAGGCTCGAACTGCTCGAGCAATGGATTTGTACCGGTCATGAACGAGGAGTTCATCGTATCGGGAACGCCTGGAACGGATAAAGTCATCCCTATCAACGTAAAGAAAGAGAACCCCCTCGTTGTCCCGGCCAAGAATATCCCTATTGGTGCGTGCTTCATGCGGACAGGAGCAGACAAAGAAGTAAGCAAACAAGTACTCATGCGTATTAGCGGAGTGACAAAGGTTGCTTCTTGGAACCATAAACCAACTATATGGGTCGGCGATGGTGGCGGTCTGCTCAAAGCAGCCTCCGCTCCACTCAGCGGTTATGCTAACAGTGGGGGCAGTTACATAGATCCCGATTCCCTGCCTACAGGCTGGGGGTTCTTTGTTGTGGACTACGTGGATTTGGAGACTGGGAACACCGGGGTTGTTCAGGAGACCGAAGCAGTAATTCCTCTGATCGTGAAAGCTGAGGCAGAACTGACTATTGATCCGAGTAAAGATAAGAAGCAGGCATGAAGTTCCTCTTCCAACGGTCCAAGACCAAAACTTGGTGGATTACGTCACAGTTAGACGGGTGCAGGAATTATTTGCTGTTCGCACTCGTTAAGGCCGAACGATGACGAATAAAAATAAGCTTGGTAAGAGTCTTATTACACCCTGCCATAAAATAGTTGGTAGACTTATACATAAGTTAGAAGCGGAGCACATAAGAATTACAGATGACAATATTGAGTATGCTATGAATAGTTTTGAGGCCAGAATAGATCGCGCTACACATGGGGACGGAACTTTAGGCAGATGGTCACTTACGCTGGCAAAATAACGATTTGGTAAGTCTAATTTTATATGGCTATTGACGAGCACGTAGCAAACAGTTTTTGCTACCCACGTGATATTTACAGTGTCACAACCAGTTGCCGTAGCTAGGATTTGGTCATACCACTTCCGTAAACGCCACACGGCGGCGAGGCAACCATGGCTTGTAACAAGCTAACCGACTCCCAGTTAAAAAAGGCGTACGCTGCGTACGTAAAAGCCGGGAACAGCTACACTGTCGCTGCCGCAGGCTTGGGCATGAGCCGATCAGCGTTCACTGAAAGGGTACGCACAGCCGTATTTCGCGGTCTAGCCAAGCCGGTGCCCAGCAAAGAATCTTCGGAAATTGAGACTAGTGTACGGGCCATAAAAGAAGCTAAAGAGAGTCAGAAGGCTCTGTCGGATCAGCTTACGGCAACTATAAAAGAGCGTGACGTAGCTCTTGCTCAGCTAGGCAGAGCCAGAGCAGGAGGCAAGCCTGACCCAATCCGAGTTTCCCCTCCTAAGACTACAAGCCGAACTGGAGAGAGCGTTAGAGTTATAATTCCGGACTCGCACGGGGCGCACATAGCTAGGAACGCCGCAGCAGCTTTTTTATCAGATCTTAAAAATTTAGACCCTGCTGAAATAATCATGCTTGGGGACCACCTTGATTGTGGCGGATTTTTGGCGCAGCACCACGTTATGGGATTTGTGGCCGAGACGGAAACTTCCTACGAGGAAGACGTACACTCCGCTAACGAGTTTTTAGACAAGATCCAGGAGATGGCTCCAAAGGCGTCTATAACATACATTGAAGGGAACCATGAGTCTCGGATTGAGAAGTGGTGTGTAACCCAGGCTTTGCGTAATAAGAGGGATTCCCAGTTCTTGCTAGACGCTTTTGGACCGGTTGCTGTGCTTCGGCTAGCTGCTCGTGGTATAAAGTACATTCGTTCAAGTGGCCGGTACGACGATCTTCCCATACCCGGAACTATCCGTAGAGGACAGTGCTGTTTCACGCACGGTATAAGCTTCGGCACGCATGCCACGCATGACCATGTTCGACGATTCGGGTTCTCTGTTGTGCATGGGCACACACACCGGGCACAGTCATCTATAATCCGTACCGTAGGCGGCGGTCTTATCGGCGGGTGGTCTCCCGGCTGTTTGTCCCAGTTACAGCCCTACTACATGGCGACCAGTCCTACTGATTGGTCGCACGGTTACGGCGTGCAACTTGTGGCTAAGTCAGGAAAGTTCCTGCATCTTAACGTTCCCATAATGGACGGTGAATCAATGCTCTTACGTGGCGGGGCTTTCCTTGGGCGGTGATAAAATGACATTTCTTGAGAAAACAACAACCCAGAGATAGCGGGCGAATATAGCTGCGCAAAACAAGACTTGAAGAACTGCAAAATGCAATATCTTCTCGGCTATGCAAAACCCTTTTGATTTCTTTAGTATTGTTAACGACAGTAAAATACCAGTAGTTAGGATAACTCGGGGGAGTGCCCGTTGGGATTTCCCCCTAGATGTCTTAAAAGAGATGTCAGTCAAAAAGGAATTTGGCATTGGTAGCAAGGCCGAACAAGCTCAGGCGCTGGCTATATTTTTATTTTCCAAAGTCACCAAACTTTCCGAGTTTGAAGATCTTCTTGACCCTGTTAATGAGACCGCTGTGGGGCAGTTCTTCATCGCGTTTACCGGATGGCTTAGAAATAAATAATCATGTATGTAGATTTTACTGAACTCAGGCCTGTGTGTGAAAAGTCCATGCTGGCTTACATTACTGGTGCTCGCCCGTATGTATGCGATCTCCCAGAATTAAAAGCCAAGGGGATATTTATAAAAGGAACAGATTCTCCTGATGACGCTTTGGACGATGCCGAAGCTTATAAGTCATTAATTCCATTCCTGGGGGCTACCGGGGTAGACATAGGTGCCCGTGCCCATGACGGGTTCCTAGACGCTGCTTCCGGTATTGCTTTACAGATATCAAACCAAATTAAATTTAACGAGCGCATTGTACTTGGAGGACATTCTTCCGGTGGTGCGATAGCATCCCTTGTGGCTTTTGAACTGGCCATGAGTGGCTATCGGGATATATCCGTGTACACTTTCGGATCCCCTAGGGTATTCAATAAAGCCGCCGCTTCCGCCTATACCGCTTTGATACCCGCCACATACAGAATAGTACATGGATACGATATAGTTCCATTTGTTCCTTGGTGGTGCTACCACCATGTCGGAGAATTGATCCGCATAGGCTCTACTGGTTGTGAATTCCCTAAGCGGTATGGGCTATCCTGCATAGCCGGGTACTTCGTGGACCGTTTTAGAAGAACTATTAAAGACCACTCAACCGAACAGTATCTATCAGCTGTCAGTGCCTACTGTAATAACAACAAATGATTAAAGATATTCTACTGGACATGGATGGTGTATGTACAGACTTTGTAGGATCTGTCCTCCGTGCCTTTGAACTTAGTACGGAGGAACAAGCTAGGCTATACAAAAACTGGCCGCATGGAGAGTACCACGTAAACCGCTTGATCGGTGTGTCCCGTAACGCTATGTGGAAGAAGATTGACTCTAAGGGTGTGGAATTCTGGTCAGAGATGCCAGAGTACCCCTGGTTTGATAAATTTTACGCAGATTTATCCGAGATAGCCCCGGTTACTTTTTGTACGTCACCCGGAAGATCGCACATGGCTGCTTCCGGGAAAATACAGTGGTTACAAAAGAAATTTGGCAGCGGGTTTGATAAGTACGTACTTACTCCGCATAAGCATCTTTTGTCAAAGCAGGACAGCGCACTTATTGACGACTCAAACGAAAATATAGATGGCTTTAACAACGGCCCTAGTTGTTTTGGTCTTGGATTACTGTTCCCGCGCCCATGGAATAATGCCACTCGTGAGGAGGCTCCAGAAGAGGCGTGTGACCGTATCTGCCGTATACTAATTTAGCAAACCAACCGTGTTGGTACCAACACGGTGTTATTTTACATAGTTATTGACAAATCTACGGTAAACAGTGTTTGCTGGAAAATAGAGGGGCTGATAATAGCCCCTCTATGCATACCCTTCCCATTCGCCCCCTAAAAAGTAAAACCAACGAATACGGAGATGACTGCGACTACAGTTACGCATGCCTAGCAGGGCTGCTAAATTTAGACTCAATTACAGAAGCTAAAAATGTCGTAAGGATGACCCTTGGAGAAGCAGTTGCGTTTACTCCTTATCATCTTAGAGATTTCCTTAACAAGGCCGGCACGCCATACCGAGAAATCTCGGCTGAATTCGATTACCGAAGAATAGGCACGCAAGGAACGCCTTGGAGCAATATTTTCTGGTACACCGCTGCACAATCAGAGATTAGTCTTGGTAATACGCTATTTTGCTACATGCGGTTTGACCGCCGTGTACCCCCGGCCCCAGGGTTTAAATCAGAGGATAACAATACCCATAGCGTTCTTATAAATGGTTGGAAAAAAGAACTTATTCACGAGACTGACCCAGTAAAAGTCGCTGAAGGAATTATTGGCCATTACGAAGAGCAGCTGCGCGTCTCTTGCCCTATTCGTGGAGAGTATTGGATAAATTGGGCTGATCTGCTTTACTGGCACGGGCTGATAGCGATACCAGTAAAGCCTGCTCGTAGATAAATATCTTGACATTATCTATCGTGGTTCATTCTGCTGCGGTGAAGCGAAAGCAATTACAGCAATGTGCTACGATAGCTCGTGCCAATTTTTACAAACACCCAAGCCAGACATACCGCCTTTGGGCATTTGTCTGGCAGGGTGGAGAATTAGTCGATTGGTCTACGAACAAAAAAGCAACTGCTCGGCTTAGAAGATGCGGCTATGGTGTTCCTGGTAATAATTGCCACAGGGATACTTTACACGCGGAGCCGGAAGCTTTTAGGAAATCTTACGGATTACTAGATCACCGGAAGGCGTGGTCCATAGTCTGCATAAGAATTAGGAAAGACATGAGTTTCGGTATGGCCTGCCCGTGTGCCCTATGTAACAGTTTTATAAAAGCCCATGGTTGCAGCGAGGCGTACTTTACAGTTTACGGAAATGATTTTGCAAAGATTGTTTGAGGGCCTTTAGTCATCTGGTCTATTATTTTCTTTGGTGCATTATTTATGTCATGATTTTCATTGAAGAGGGTCAGGAGAGTTGCCGCCTGTTCTCTGGTTAAGGGCCTTGAAAGAATGTGCTTGAGTCTGTTTTGAAGTTCAATAGGAAGCAGTTGAGAATAGGGAAGAAAAGGATTCCTATTTGCGCTTGTTCTTAACTTAGGAACAGGCCTATTGGACGCATTAAGATTAGATAGTGTGTGCCCCAACTTAACGTGTTTCTCTTTTTGAGCTTCCGATAATTTTTCCCATTTTGGGAAAATCTTAGGATAGCTAAATACGGTACTCGCCAGAATATCCGCTGGATATCCGTTGAGAGCCATGGCTAGCTCCACGGCCTCAATTTCCGTTATATCGTGGACTTCACACTCAATTTCGTCAACGTCAAGCCTAAGAGCCGCAGATAAGCGGGCGTGACCGTCTACTAGCACGTTATCTTTAGTTACATGAATAGGCTGAAGCAGTCCAATGTTTTTTACACTGTTGTAGATCAGTGAGTCTCTAAGCTGGGTTTGTTTTCTTATTCTATTTGGGGTAATTTGTCCTGGATGAAGCGTGGTAGATGTAATAGCCATGTTCTTACAGTTTTGTTGTTGGGCTGAATAGAGGGTATCTTGCCGTATGCACAAAGTAGCGTAGCCACCGCCAACGCCTTGCCGCGAGTCATCTGATTTACTCTGACAAGCATGCTCATAAGCCCCGAACTACTTGGCATCTCCGGTTCGTTCATAAGTTCTTCTAATAGATCCATCGGAACAACGGGAGGAACAGACTTCGGCCTACCCCGACTCTTGGCCATTGGGTCCGTTATTTTTTCTAACTGTGAAATGGTAATATGCTTATTTGCATGTATGGCTTCTTGAAGCTCGGTCTCTGGGAGAGACTTTACTGCTTGGAAAGCTTCTGCTACGCGGGCATACGATATGTTGAGAGAAAAAGATATCTCGCCAATAGTCATTTTGGTTTGGAGTAATAACCATGCCGTGTACAGGGACAGCGGGTGTCGGTTCAACCGGTAATGCTGAAATACTGGTATGCTGCCGCTAGGGTACACTATACACTCAGCCGTATCTTTTACTCCCTTTAATGTTCTATAATACCACTGATTTCCGTCCAGAATTAAAAACTTATTTTCATTTATTTTTTCTACCACAAGAGGATAAGCCCTAGTACCGATTGGCAGTGACGCTCCTGGGACTGGTGGTACAAGGGGAAAAAGTTTAGACACCGGAACTACTTCTCTTAAGTGTATGCCTTTTTGCAAAGCCTCACACTCGTCAAGAGAAAGCTCTCTATCCCTCATCAATTTTTTCTGCAACGGTGTCGCCATAAGAATAAGACGATAACGCTGGGTGTTCTTAACTGATTCTTTTACTTTACCCTGGGAGACTAATTCTGCCCTATCAATAGCGCACGTCATGATGCCACCAATTTACCAGTGCCTTCAAGAGCAGTTATGATGTTATCCAGGTCTTGCCTCCACGATTCTTTATCCATGCACACGAGAAGTATTTTCTTATTCCAAGGCATGTTCTTGGCGTAGGCAAGGCTCTCAACTATTATAAAAGAGGCCGGCGGATACTTTTCATTACCGGCAGTCTGCGCTTGCTTGGTAACAAATTTTCTGGCTGTCTCAGGAGTGTAGTTGTATTTTTTGTTCTCTTCGTGGTACAAGCCCCTGAGCTTGGCGTACCGCTGATGAAGAGCTTGGAGATAAATGCGAAGATCTTGCCTATAGTCTGTACGAATGTTGCCGAAAACCGAGTATGTAGTGAAGGCCATGGCTATGGTTTATAGGACGCCCTAATAAGTCAAACACTGTTTGCGTGGTATTGTAGTTGGCCTATTATTCGGGAACACTAGGAATTATCATGAGCCAGATCAATGAGTCCCATGTCAAAGCTGTTGTCAACGGCCAGCGTCCAAAGGCTATCGCTGAAAAGATGGCTGACATTATGGTTCGCAAAGTAAAAACTAATCTCGTGGCAAAGCGCCAAAGTAAGACTCCCGACCGTGATTTCACCGAGATCCTGCCAAACCCGGTGCCCGGCTCGCCCCAGGCTAAGGAAAAGAACGGAATTAAGGAGAAGCTGGATAATTTACGTGAAGCGGTAAGCGGGTACAGCTATAAGAAGATAGCAGGCCCCGGTAAAAATGGTGTTGATGATCGGCACACTGTTACGCACATCGCCAGTGGCAAAGTCGTCTCAACCCGTGGGGCTACGGGGACTAAGCATAGTCCCGACGCTACCGAAAAAGATAAACAAGCTGCATACGATCTTTTTAAGGCACACGGCTTGCGCCCTAGCCCTTTTGAATCAGTAGAGGAGTCGCGTGCGTCAACCAAGCCCGCCCCAGTCACTGCCGCAATCGACAAGCTCGCAGCCAGGTATAGCCCCTTTTCAGTTAACCATCACACCCAGGCTACCGGCCATCAGCATACTGTGGTCGTGTTCAAGCCCGGTGCCAAGACGGAAGCAGAAAAGTTCCGCAAGGCAGTGGGCACAATGGGCTGGACTTCCAGTGAAGGCAAGGAACACGACAATGACGTTACGGTCATCGTGAACCACAAGGGCATCAATGAAGCTCAGGCCATGTTCCTTCAAGGGTTCCTCCACGAGGGCACCGACAAGGAGCCTTTGGACTATGCATATGCCATGGGTAAAGCTCTCGCCAATGGGCACGATCTCGAAGAAGCTTGGAAAAATGCCACGGGCAAGCGTAGTGGTGCATGGCATCCGTTCCTCACTGTTCCGGCTCCCGGCGGTATGTGGATGAATATTGTTCGTAAGACTGGGCAGCATATTGGTGGTCTATTTCGGAATCGCTCTTTGGCCCGTCAGGCCGCTGACTCTATGGCTTCGCGAATGACTGCTAGTGCTGGGCGTTAATCGTGGGCGCTATTCCACCCTATAGTGAAGTTACCAGACAGAGAGACGGAGAAGACTCCGGTTTTTCTGCTGGTAGTCAGCAGTCCAGAACAGACCCTAATTTCAAACGCGGAGTAGTTGTGTCTAATAACATAAGAAGCCAACTAAAACAGCGTTTGCAAGCTCTAAAGGAAATGGTTTCTTCCGGTAGCGTCGGTGGCTTCGTTGCTGGCGGGGTCGGCAAGAAGAAGTATAAGCCTACGATAAAAGATATGGGCGGTAGCAACCCGGTAATTACTCGTGACGGTACTGTAGCTGAGTCCAATCTTTTTAAACGCTTGGCAAATCTCCGCGAAGCCGTCTCTGGGGGCAATGTTGATCCTACCGGAAACTCATATCCAGCCGCTGGACAGTACCCAGGAACTGACGACCCTACCGGCACTAAGGATCCTGGTAATCTTCCGCAGAAGCCTAAGAAGCCAGCTAAGCGGTATAGTGGAAAGGAATATAAGCCTGACGGACAGATCAAGAGCACTTGGCGTCCTGTTGGTGTACAAAACCCTAGCGGTCGTGGCCGCGCCGGTAACACCACATCCGATTATTCAATCCCAAATGTTAATGCTGGCCAACGGTCCCCGTAACTAGTCTATGTTATCTCTCCTAGCCAAGAACGTAATCTGACTGGGAGACCAAGATACTTTTCCGTGCTTGTTAAGTCTATTACCGCGGCAAAGCTCACGGCACACGGATGAAAGGCTTTGATTACGCGCAAGATAAGTTCTAATCAGAACCAGGGTCAATTGCTGTTCTTCATTCTTAGACCCGTCAGGATTGAAGCCAAACGGTACGCCGCCTCTAAAACTTCCAGGCTTCTGTCGAAGAGTTTTTAAACCAGGAACAGCGTGATCTTTAAGATCAGAAACTAGTCCAACCACAGGCTCACGGTCAAACAGTGTTTTCTTTCCAGACGCTATCCAAGTATTTGCTCCTCCAGATTTACGGTATTTGAAGAAAAGATCTCTTGTGATGTACGACTGTGCAAAATCGTTGCACACAGCACACAGTAGAAATCTCACACCCTCTACTGTAAATATTTTGTGAGCGGGAACGCCGCAGCATACGCACAACTTATCCGGGTTATCCCGAGACGCTAATTTTAGATCTTTATTAGCTCCTCTGCGGGGGTTTATTCTTGTACCGCATTTGGTACACCCGTAGATCTTACGCGGAGCAGTATCAACGTAGCTATGATCGCAATCCGGACATCGGCGTAGTACAGGCATTCTGTAATAATCTGTTATTTTACGTAAAGTCCATAGCTGTCGGTTGCACCGCGCCGCCTAAAATAAAGATAGAGCACTATGCCTACTCCATACGTCAAAAAAATTGCTAGTGATACCGGCATGGCGTTGGCCTCTGTGGAAGCTAAGTGGGAGCAGGCTAAAGAGGCTGCTTCTAAGCAATATCCAGGGCTAGAGACTAAGGACTCTGGAAAATTTTACTCAATAGTAACCAGCATCTTGAAAAAGATGACTCATCAAAAGGATGAAACTGTGGAAATTAAGCCTATCTCGGAAATTCTTGCTGACATAAAAGCTGGAAAAATGACAACTGCCGAAGCTACTGACGTGTTAGCGAACGCTCTTGTTAGTGAGAATCTAAAGCCTTATGCCGATAGTGTTTTTAAGAACTGGGGAAAGCGAGGCTACGAGCGCCTTGGCCCAGCTCTTCTTCCTGGTGGAAAACCAGAAGACATAAAAAATACTAAGGGTCTTAAAGAATCGGAAGAAATTCTTGAGTCTACCGAGGAAGCCGGGCGTGCTGCCGGAAAGTCCCTAGCCAAACAGGCGCACCCGACAGTGGTTAAAGTAACCCACGGCGACGGGTCTTCTGATGACGTTAAGATTAAAGTTTTACATAATAGTGCGAGCGACATGGAAAAAGCCGCGTATCATGCCACGGCTGCCGACCATTTTAAGAAAGAGGCTGGACAAGCCGCGCTGCTCAAGCACAAGGCGCATAAGAACGAACTACACAAGCTGCTTCGTAAGCACAGTGACCACGGACTCATAGATTCTGGGTATAGTTATGCTTATAGTCCTGTTCCAAATGACGCACATCCTGATGTGAAGGCCGGGATCCATGCCTGTAAGTGTGTACACGGCCTGACCAAGGATGTCGTGGAATCAACTGAAGAATCCTTGGAAGAAACAGCCAAACCCTATGCTAACCCGGCTTTTGCCCGTACGCATAAGCGTGTCTATAATAAGCTGGTCGGACTCTACGTCCCGGATTTTAAAGAGAAGACAGAAGCTGCTACTAGGCCAGCCCTCATGCCGGAAGCTCTAATCTCCAGCATGAAGGAGTCTTCGGAGAATATGGGGCACTCCTATATCTTTGAGGATATGGGCCTAGAACCCCGTGACATCATCATTGTTACTACTACCGATAGCTTCAAGGCTATCCGTGTCGGTGACATGGTTGAAATGGCCAAGGGGGCAGATGTCGAAGCCATCTGCAAGATTCTTGAGAAACAAGTCAAGGAACCCTGTACTGTCTTCGCTACCGGTGTTGACGCCAGTCTCAACAAGCTCATGGCTCTGATGCCATCCAAGTAATGTGGATTCTTAAGAAAACGGTGCAGTTCACTGGGCTGCACCGACTTCCTGAAAACAGCGGCCCCTCGGGGGCATGGCACAAGCATAATTTTGTGTGTCATGCACTGGTAGCTTACAACTCTATCGGAAACAAAGGAGATTCAGCCGGATTAAGCATAGATTTTTGCGTCATAGAAGAAGCTTTAAACGCAATAAAAGATAAGTATCTCCACGATAAGAATCTAAATGATACAACTGGTCTTAATAACCCTAGCTGTGAAGAACTGTCTCGCTGGATATTTAATAAGTTAAAAAACTATATTCCATGTTTGCACTCGGTTGAGTTAGAGGAATCATCTACAGCATCGTGCGTTTATTCCGAGGCGTAATCGGATATGCGAATGATCGCAAACACTGTTTGCGATAACGGGCCGTGCCCACAAGCCGCTATGAGCGGTAGGAGATGTAGATGCTTATTTCAGAATCGGCTCTTAAGAGCCTAAGAGCAAAGATTGCCGCTAGGAAGATCGGTTCGGGCAAGCCTGTAGCCGAAAGTCTTGCGACAATGGCCCGTAAAATGGTTCGCCAGAGCAAGCGCGAACAGCCCGTCAATAATACAGCGGACTCCGTAAAATCAGTTACGGTCGCCAACGGATCAGCTCACGCCAAGAACGTTTTTAAGTCTGGAAAGTCAAGTGCTGGTGCTAAGCACATGCGCGACTGCTGCAAAGTTGAATCAGCTACTGAACATGCCCGCAGTTACATTGAAAGTGTTGTTGAGGCTGTTGCGCTCCACGGCGTTGACGAAATTGACGCGGCCAAGCTATTTGAAGCTGCCCCAACCATGACTTCAACTGGTCTTGGTCAGTTTGCTGTTCAAGCTTTGTCCGCCATTGTTGAGAATGAAGTTCTCGCCAAGTCGTTCCTTGATATGGAACTGATTGAAAATACTGCCGTTATTTACTTCACCAAGCCCACTGTTGGGGCCAAGCTGAAGGACGAGATCGCCACTATCCTTGAATCGTTCGGAAAACCGGAAGTAATTGTCAATTTTGACGATGTCATCGGTGAAGGCCAGAAGTCTGAACTATTGGCTATTGGTCTCCCTCTCGTTGCTGAGAAGGCTGAATCTGTACTTGTTGGTGCCGCCGATGCTCTAGTTGAAGCAATGAAGAAGTCTAAGGAAAAGGAAGATAAGAAGGATAGTGACGACAAAGATGACACGAAAGCCTGCAAGTAAACCTACCTGTTTGCACTAAAAGAATAAGCACAGACACTAACCACAGATCAAGGATATCCCCATGGGCACAGTCAATCACGCCATTCTAGAATCCTACGAGTTCTCGTATGGCTCCGCATTAAATCGAAATCCGCTATCGTTTGTCTTCGATAGCTCGAATGTAAATACCGTTCCGCTTCAGTTTGGTATTGAAAACATAGGCGTTGCTGGTGACTCCGCCTGCGCCGGACAGCTTGAAGATTCAGCTGACGGTGTACTATGGACCACTGTCAGTAACTCGGCTTTCAACGTCGTTGTTGGTGGTACCGCGTCACTACAGCCAGTCGTACGCAAGTACGTGCGCCTATCGGCTACTGGTACGATCCTGACAACCGGCACTCTAGTCGGCGGTTCGCTCTACACCAATGGTACGTACACTAACGTCCCTCTTACCGGCGGCGTCGGTTCGGGTGCCCTGGCCACTATCGTTGTCTCTGGTGCCGCAGTTACTTCAGTTACTATTACCGCTGGTGGTTATGGATACGTTGCGGCCAATACTCTGTCAGCCGCTGCGTCAAGTATTGGTGGAACTGGTTCTGGTTTCTCGGTTAATGCCGCGACTGTAGCAGCTGGAGCCGGAGCGGGCACCATGATTGTTAAGCCGAAACCGAGCTTCGTACTGGTTCGCATCTAAGATAGTGATCGTGAAAAACATCGCTGCCTTCTTGTTGGAGACTGTATCAACTCAAACAATGTTTGAGGCTGAAGGCAAGATCTCGGATAAGGCGGTGGCGATGTTCTATCCGCATCTCACAGCTCTTTCAAAACGTTTTGGAATAGAAGCTGAAAAAATCATACCCATGTGGGAAATGATCTCTACGGAAGTGGAGCGGCTTTACCCAGATGACGCGGTAATGAAAAAGTTTATTCGGTCTACCATCATTATGATGTCTCATACTGGTGGGGCTAAAAAGTGAGTAGAACGCTCCTGCTGCCGGAATCCCTTGACAATGAACCGGTGTTTGTTGTTACGTTTGACCGGTCTATGGATGAGTACTCTCTTGGTTTACGTAACGGTGCGACTTATCTACTCGGTAGCCATGATGACGCAGTTATGTACTTCACGAAGAAGCTAGCCAATTACAAGCTTCCACCATTCTGGGTAGACGATCTTGTTAACCGTGCCAACGCTTTCATTGCCGTACAAGCTGACCCAGAGTTCTTTTCTATAATCCAGTGCGATTTGCCGTCGTCAGTCACGGAATATGAAATTCTATTTCAGCGTACCAGTAAACTAACCGCAAACACTGTTTGAGTTTCACTATGTTTAATCCGATTCTGCTTATGGAAGGTCTTGACGCTGGCGATGCCGCTAGTCTTAAGTACATCACTGAATCGGGGGAGTCTCTTTCCCGTACTGTCCTTACTGACCGTGCTAAATTCATCAATGAGTCAGGCGAAGAGAAAAAAGATCCCAAAATCCTCTTCATAGAAGGCGTGTTCCAGCGTGCGGATACCAAGAATGCGAACGGACGCATCTATCCACGCAAATTGTGGGAACGCATACTATCAGAAGACTCGTCTGCGATGCAGACCATGAAACAGGGGTCAATGGGGGGTCATATGGAGCACCCCGTAGACGGTATCCCTGATCTCAACAAGACAGCTATACGTATAGTGAGCATGAAGCTGGAAGAGGACGGCCGAGTTTTGGGGCGTGCCCAGATTATGGATACTCATTGTGGTAAGGATGCCCGCGCCCTTGTAGAAGGCGGATTCCTTGTCGGTATTTCCAGCCGTGGCCGTGGAAGCCTAGGGCCAGGGAACATAGTAAGTGACGACTACCAACTTGCTACCTTCGACCTAGTAAGTAAACCAAGTACTTCTGGTGCTTACCCGACTAAACCGTCTGACGCCAAGAACGAATCAATAACAGAGTCAGCCCGGCAAAATACTGCCGTAAGTAAAACTCAGGAGCCAAGCATGTTCAATTTCGTAAAATTTGAGGCTTCTGCAAAGCCCCTCGTGGAACAGGATCTTACTGGTATTGCAGCCTACCAGATTTCTGATCTGGAAGGGCGCATCCTTAACGCCATTGAGGAGGGTATCGCGGCGGTTAAATCCGACTCCAGCGTTACATCACTCGTCAATCCATTGATTGAATCTTTGAATAAGAAACGAGCAGAAATTAATGGCCGGGGTGCAGCGGAAGTTTCTGCCCTCAAGGAAGCGCTTGCAGATATGACCAAGCAGCGTGACGCAGCTATCGGTCTATGCGAATCGTTGACGGTAGAATTCTCTGCCCGTATTGAAGCTCTGATGGAATCAGTAACAGAGAAGGACACTTCTTCTACTGAGGGTAAGGACGACGAAACGAAAGAAGACTCTGCCGATATGGCAGAGGCGTTGGCAGAAGCTCTAGAGCTTGGCGAAGCCCTAAGAGAGGAGCGCGATTTTATTTCTGCTAAGTATGAATCATCTATTACTGTTATACAAAAACTGGTTGCCCCCAAGAAGACCACTGCCGTCCAGGAGTCGGTAGCCGGTCTGATTGCTAAGCATCCAGTTCTCTCCGAGTCCAAGGATCTCCTTGAGTCTCAGGAGAGTGTCGAGAAGGCGCAGGAAGTGGCCGAGTCGATCATCAAGGCTAAGAAGACTGACAATAAGGGCGAAACCCGTCCTCATGGTCTTGTCGTTGAAAGCACTGATGACGACTCCAGCAAGTCCGGCCTCTCAGAATCGGCTGAGAAGAAGAGCACCGGGCCGCTGCCCAAGTGCCTCCGCCTCCTAGCCTAATCTGATCGTCGGAAACCACTCCTAAACCAAAAAAGTAGGCAAAGACCTACAAGGACTATAAGATCATGGATAAAGAAATTCTAGCAGAAGCTAAGCAAGAGTACCAGGGCAGTATCACCCGTGGTATGCAGCTTTGCCAAACCAAGATGGATGAGAGCCTTGGCGATGACGCTGTGCTCAAGGCCAAAGGCTTTGCCCAGTTCTTCTCGGGCAAGCACTCGCTTGAAGAGGGCGTAGACTTTAAGAATTGGAAGCCAGCAAATCAGAAGAAGGCGGCTATCAGCGCCATCATCATGGAGAACACCCAAGAGTGGCTGCGCTCAATGGATGAAACTACCCGCGCACTCAATGTTGGCGGTTTCGTAGATTATCTCGTCCCGATGATTCGTGCTGCGTTCACTAATAATCCCATTATGGATCTTGTCTCGGTTCAGCCGATGACCCGCTCTTTGGGCCGAATTTTCTTCCTAAACTACGTCGTTGGGCAGACCAAGGGCAACCGTAACAAAGGCGACCGTGTGTTTGATGCGGTTCGTGGATACACTGGCGGTTCGACGTACACTGGCGAACAGATCACTGGCGAAAATGAGGCTGCAACTGTTAGCAGCACTACGTACACGGGACAGCTTAGCTATCTCCCTGCCCGTCGCGGTACGGTTACTATTTCCATTGATAATGGCACCAATCTAGTTGCTAGTGATAGTGGTAATGGCACGTTTACCAAGGTGTCCGGTACCAATACGATTTCTAGCAGCAGCATTGACTACAACACCGGTACATACACCATTACCGTAGGAACTACTCTAGCCGCCGGCCTAGCTGTTACTGCTAACTATTCCTACGACAGCGAAGTCAGCACCAATATCCCGCAGATTGATTTCCAGATCACTTCGACCGCCGTGCAGGCTATTCGCCGCGCTCTGCGCGTTCGCTACAGCACTGACGGCGCGTTTGACTACAAGCAGGAATTTGGCGAAGATGCTGACACCACTCTGACTCAGGGAGTTGCAGACCTTATCCGCGCTGAAGTTGCTCGTGAAGTTGTCGGTGATCTGTGGAGCGTGGCTGGTGCCCCGGTCACTACATTCTCGCTCGGTGTTCCAAGTGGTGTCAGTAAGGCTGAACACTTTGCGGATATTAAGCATGAGCTGTCGATTGCCGACAATGCAATCTATGAGGCTACTCAGCGTGCCCACGGTAGCTGGATGATTTGCGACATTGCTGCCTCGTCAGTTATCCGCACTATCCCGGCCCCTGTGTTTGTCGAAGCTCCTATTGATAACCGTACTCAAGGTGTTCAGTACATCGGTAAGCTAAATGGGCTTGATGTTTATGTTGATCCAAAACTAACTGAGGGTGATGCAGCTGCTTCGACATACGGTAACATTCTCCTAGGTCACAAGGGCACTGAGTTCTGGGATGCCGGCTACGTCTATGCGCCGTACCAGCCGCTCATTTCGACGGTTGCTGTGACTCTGGATGACTTCGTTACCCGTAAGGGTCTTGCGACCAGATACGCGAAAAAGATAATTTCACCATCGATGTTTAAGAAAATCGCTCTTGGTGCGTAATTTAAGTTACGTCTGAGTCGATTAAAGAGTCCAAGGTGTAACAGCCTTGGACTTTTTGTTTGGTAATTTGTGTAAGCAAACTCGCAAAATACTTATTACATAGAAACTAACGTCGAACTTAGGCTTAGTTGGTATTGGGATTGCCCTGCGTGCGCCCACAGGAATATCGCAGGAGGCGATCACCTGGTTCCGGAGGATGAGTAGCTCTGCAAACAGTGTTTGAATGGCGGAAACCAGTGGAGTTGAGCCACATCCCCGAAGGGACACTCCCGTTAGCAACGGGGTGCATACACCGGTATGCTTTGATTTCCAAAAATGGCGGAATGCGGAGTGATTGAAACCCTGGCCTAAGCCTCACCGCTTTTCAAGAGCGGGGCCACCTCCGGTGGTGACTACACATTCCATAAAATAAATGCCCCTGGTCAGACTCGAACTGACACGATCTTTCGACCGGCGAGTTTTAAGCTCGCTGCGTGCTGCCTTTTCGCCACAGGGGCATTGGGCTTGGTACCCGAGGCGGGAATCGAACCCGCAAAATCCGATTTTTGAAATCGGCACATATACCAGTTCTGTTACTCGGGCAAATGGTACCGCTGGCAAGACTCTAACTTGCACTGTATCTTCATGCTCAATGAAGCGACTCTACCGGGGTTTGGTCTACAGCGGCATAGATGGTGAGAGATTATGGAATCGAACCATGCGCCGTGAGGCAACGGGTTTACAGCCCGCCGAGCAACCACTGCTCTATGAATCTCCCAAGTGGTACCGGTGACTGGACTCGAACCAGCACGTCTTTCGACGCTTGCTCCTAAAGCAAGTGTGTCTGCATTTCACCACACCGGCATATCAACTTGAGCTACGCTATCGTGTTGTAAAGAACTCGGCTTAAACGAGAAGACCCCAGGCTTGTAGGCCCAGGGTCTTTCGATGAACATCAGATTACTCCAGATGCTAAGTCATCGAAAACCCTGTCGCCCGATAGAGCGAGGATAACGACAGACTGAGCAATGAGAGCTTGCGGTTCATGGGAGAGCGAACCGTAGCAGAGACTCGGCAACCGTCAACAACTTTTCCTAATAAGTGCTAAACACTCGTATTTTACCGTACTTTTAAGCAACTTCCAAGATTGTTGTTGACTCCTGTTTCCCGATCCGCTAGACATAGTCTCATCAGCCATGCGCCTTATCCCAGCCACCACAGCGATCCACGCCGGTACGACCCAAAAAGTCGAACCCAAGGGTTTTGCATGCCAGCGCGGATTTGGGATTTGGAATCAGATGGATGAAGTGGGGCTTAACGTGTAAGAGAGGACCATCCTCAAACCACACGTTAAGCCCTGGGCCAAAAGCCTAGGGCTTTTTCGTTATGGGCTGGAGATCGTGCAGACCCCAAGGGGCTAACCCGAGGCTTAACAGCCAGACCCAAGACGGTTGAAATTGCTTGTGATCTTGAAAAATCTATATTGTGGTTTGCCGGGGTTACCAAAAAGTTGGGACCCCAACATGTGTCCCTAGCTCAGCGGAAGAGCGTCTTCGTAACAGGGAGAGGGTCCGGGGTTCAATTCCCTGGGGACACACCAGAAGTCAGAGATAGGAGTTCAAATCTCCTGTTACAAGCGAAAGCCGGTTTCTAGTTCAACGGTAGAACACTGACGTTTATTGCAGGATAGAGAAGCGGCATCTCAGGAGTTTCATACGCTCTAAGTCGTGGGTTCGAGTCCCACTCCTGCAACCAATACTTTTCTTGACAGCGGGTCTCATAACCAGATACTCTGAGTATGCCTATAAAAGACCCGATTGCCCGTCGTGAAAATCATAAACGGTATATGGTGCAGTATCTCTCGATTCCAAAAAATTATGCTAAGCACCTAGCCCGAGTAGCCCGGAACAAGAAGAGATACAGAAAGATTATAGATGATGCTTTAGACATCTTCAGGGCTACCGGTTGCTTAAATTGCGAAGAAAAAGAGCCGTGTGTTTTAGTAGCACACCACTTAGACCCTGATGAAAAGGAGTTTTCCATAGCTAAGATGAAGATGAGAAATATGTATAATGGTATCGCTGCTGAGCTAAAAAAGTGCGTGTGCTTATGTCATAACTGCCACTTCAAGTACCATGCTGGAGTTATTGATATCCCGGGATTGCCGCCGGTAGTTGATAGAAAAATAGTTATGCCGAGTTAGTACAAGTGAAGAACTTTATTGTTGATTGCTGCGGTTTTATGATTTACTTAATGCCATGCAGCCGACATATCGTGAAAGACGCGCCAAAGTATTAGAATACTTAGGGACCGAGTGTGCCCATTGCGGTAGCACTTCACGCCTTGAGATAGACCACATAGACCCAAAATTAAAGTCTTATGATGTAGGCGCTAGACTAAAGTGGGCAAATTGGAATGATCTTGTCCTTGAGCTAGCGAAGTGTCAAGCTTTATGCCATGAATGTCACAAACAAAAATCAATAAAATATCATGGGCATTCGCCGGTTAAAGGAACTCACGGAACAACTTCGAGTTATAAATATTGCAAATGCCCTTTATGCAGAAAAGCAAAGTCAGACTACAACGCGGAGTACAAGACAAGGAAAGGATTGCGCACCGGGACTAAGCCACGCACCGGACTTGTGCATGGGACATGTAACGCATATCAGTATTACGGCTGCCGCTGTGATTTATGTAAAACGGCAAAACATGAAGCGTATAAAGCTAAGCGAAATGGTATGTCTGTGTAGCTCAGTTGGTAGTAGCGCTGGTTTGAAAAACCAGAGGCCGTAAGTTCGACTCTTACCACAGACACCACCCGACTACGAATGCTGTGTTGACTACATTTAAGGAAAACCGTCAATGCAATTTTTGTCGTAGTCTTTTATGGGCCGTTCCTCCATTGGTAAGAGGCGTGATTTTCAATCACATAAAGAGGGTTCGATTCCCTCACGGTCTACCACATTACAAGGCAAACAGTGTTTGCTCAACATGCTCGTATCGTCCAATGGTAGTGACGACTGATTCTCAGTCAGTAGACCGGGGTCCGATTCCCCGTACGAGTAAATATATTGACGGCGGTACTTGGTAGATTAGAACCAGCATATGGTTATAGACTACTCCAGAAAATCAGCGCTCCTTCTAGCCGAATCTATTGGTTACATCATTAAAGAAGGCAACGTTTATCATCCGAAGAAAGTTACACCCGTAAAATTATACCCTGTTGATGGGTACCCGACTTTTTCTGTCCGCTCTCGGACTCGTGGGATAAAGGGACTGGTGGCTGTACACCGCCTTTTAGCATACAGGAAGTATGGTGACGCGGTATTTGACAATAACATAGAAGTTAGGCATCTTGACGCTGACCGATCAAATTTTAGCTACGAAAACATTGTTATAGGAACAGCTTTACAAAACTCTTTAGATAAACCGACTTCTCTCAGACGGGCAGTAGCCATAATAGCGTCGTCGCATAAAAGAGTCCTATCCAATACCGACGTGGCTAGTATTCTTGAAATGAGAAAAAATAATAAAACTTATAAACAGATTGGCGCTATTTATGGCATATCTAAATCAACACTATCGTATCTTTTTAATAAATCTTATTACGCAAAAAATTTATAGTACTAATTAAGCTGTTCCCAGAGTCAGGCGGTACGACGACGCACTGTCACTGTGTAAGATCGGGTTCAACTCCCGATGGGGACGCCACTTTTTAAGATTATTACTCGGCGGGTTGTCCGGTAGACACCACGCGCCTGATAAGCGCGTTGGAGGGTGGTCCGACTCCACTCCCGCCGACCATTTCAGTGTTGGCGGATCATATAATGGTATTATGGCCGATTGTTACTCGGTTCATCTCCGTTCGAGTCGGAGTCTGCCAGCCAGATGGCGTCTATGACGCCCGTGTGTCTCACGTTAAACGGTCATCGGGTATGCTCCGCCCATAAGGATGACAGGGAGGAAAGACTCTCACGTTTTGGGCGCTACTGTCATGGTGACGGTCGAGCTTTGCAAGCTTGCTGACGGGTCCGATTCCCCCGAGTGTCCACCATTTACGAGACATGGCAGCGCACAGCGAGAACTCCAAATCCTTGCATGTCCGAATCAACACCGGGGTCTCGTGCCATGCTGTTATTGAGGAATGGCCTAACTGGTAAGGCAGCGCTCTCTGAAAGCGAAGATTAGTGGTTCGAGTCCACTTTCCTCAACCATTCACATTGACCCATTGCATAACGGTAGTGCCTCGGATTTTGGCTCCGATGGTCGGGATTCGATTTCCTGTGGGTCAACCATTTCATCTGAACGTAGCGTAACTTGGCAGCGTACGAGTCTTGGGCACTCGCGGTGCGGGTTCAAATCCCGCCGTTCAGACCATTTTGACAGAATAGCCTAGCGGCGAAGGCACTGGATTGCAAACCCAGCGGAGCAACCCCACATGAGTTCGAGTCTCATTTCTGTCTCCAGTTATGTGTCTATAACTCAATCTGGTAGAGCGGTGCCGCAGGGCACATTGCGCGGCAGCTAGAGCGTCAAAGATAAGAAAAGAAAATAAGCGTGTATAAGTCAACAGCTAGACCGGCAGTCTTCCAAACTGCAAACCCCGGGGCAGCACCGGGTACACGCTCCATAATGCTCCTGTAGGCTAATTGGAAAAACCGGTGGACTACGAATCCGTCATTCCACGTTCAAGTCGTGGCGGGAGCGCCATATGCCACCAAACCTTAGATAGCGAAGGACCGCACTTGTAATGCGGAAAGCGGGGTGCATGTCCTCGTGGTGGCTCCATTGATGCTGACTTACCCAAGAGACCGAAGGGAACTCATTCGTAACGAGGCGAGAGAAATCTCCGCGTTGGTTTAAATCCAACAGTCAGCTCCATACGCACATCAGGCTTGCGCCCGAGATGTGCTCCAAAAGGGTTGCGAGTATTCCGGCCATACATCCCGCTTTTAACGGGAGGAACCGTGTTCGATTCACGGGCGACCCACCACGCTCTGCAAGCATACACGGAGATGCATTGGTTTCTTAAACCAGGGAATTCGGTTCAAGTCCGAAGCGGAGCACCACATGCGAGATTATTTAAGCGGTAGAAAGCCTCTTTTACACTGAAGAAGTCGGGGTTCGATTCCCTCATCTCGCACCACCACACCACCCGGCAAACCACAGAAAGATAAAATCATGCCAGTCGGAAGTACAATAGTTCTCAACTGTGACTACTCCTATCTTAGTATAAATGGATGGTATTCAGCCATCGGACTAATCCTCCGTGGTCGTGCTGCTCCACTGGCATCCTACGACTCCAAGATCCGCTCAGAGAAGTGGGAGATTCCTGCTCCCGCTGTTATCCAACTCAAGGAGATGGCTAATACTCGAAGGCGAAGGCAACCATTCACTTTACCCAGCCACAAGAATGTGTGGGTGAGAGAGAAAGGACGCTGTGCCTACTGCGGAGTGAAAATGTCTCTGCGGGCAGCCACGAAGGAGCACGTACATCCTCGTGGTCTTGGCGGTCAGGATACTCTGCTCAACGTTGTGGCTGCTTGTGAGCCTTGCAACGGAAAGAAGGGTTGCAGGACTCCTGCTCAAGCAGGCATGAAGTTCCGTGAGGGCGTCGAGCTACGCCATCTGACTGATGAAGAGAAGTTGGAAGTCATCATGAAGACTTCTAAAAGCCACGAGCGTAATGCTTGGCTTAGCTTCTTGAAAAAGGAAGGACTGTCTTTATTCTGACACTATGTCAGTGGGTTGCCAAGCGAGGCTGCCCGGTTATTAAGGCCGAATAAATTTGGGTTTTGTCACCCAGGCTAGATTACCCTCTCGACTGACGAGACTTAAACACCCAGACTGATACTCTGGGTGTTTTCGTTATTATGAGAGGGTGGTGAAACGTGGTACGGTAGTGCGGTAGTGCGGCTGCACTCTATGAGTGCCCTACGGCCAATTGCCCAAGTGGGTGCGCTAGTATACGCGGGAACTAGACTCTCCGTTAGACACTGCCAACCAACCGCTAGCGATTGGCGCTGAGACAGTTGGCTTTCGTAACTGCGGTCATTATGCCCGAGCAACAGTTCACCCTGGGAAACCCCAGGGTCTTTTGTTTTCTACGCAAACACTGTTTGCATTCTAAGCCCTCAGAACGGTTGCACGCTGTGCTAATCAGGTACATTTAATGTTACCAAGGAATATGCCATGGCCTTAGCCTCTACGCTTGCAACAAATCTAACTACTGGCTCAGGTGTCGTGGTTTTCGCTGGTGAGGCAACCAGCGTCGTTGTGTGGGATGTTACTAGTGGCGTCGGACGCGCCAACTTTAGCGTCAGTTTCTTCATCACTGAGGAGTAACAATAGTAATGGGGGTGTCTGTGCGCCTTACTACTTATCAGGGGCTACCATGGCTTTATACATTTACCAATCAACAGGCTTTCAAAACTTTATAACAAGTGTTCTACATCATCTTGATAGTTTTTCTGGTATCACTGCGGTAGTAATTGACGGAGAACATCGTGGCAGATCCCACTGAAGCTGTAACGGCACTGCTTGAACAACTTGGACAATGGAAATTACAAACCATTATTGCCGTGGCTATTGCTTCTCTTGGTGGTTATGTTCTTTTCTTGGCGCACCGCGTTGTCGAAAAATACATTGACATGCGAGCTACCGAAAGATCGGAAAAAACTAAAATTGAGCGGGCCAAGCTCTACGCCAAGAGTCATGAAGATCTTACTATTGCAGTCAACAAGTTGGTAGAAGCACAAGAGCAGAATAATGCCCTTGTTGCTGATCTAGGAACAACCAACAAGGCTGTGCTGGCAACCATGCGTGGGGTCATAAATCCGGCGGATAGCAGGAAGATAATAGAAGCTGAGTTGTGGTCAGTGGCCAAAGAATGTGTTCGTGCGTTCCAAGTCAGTTTAAGGGACAATCACTTCAAGGGCCGTGAAGATGCAATTGAAAAAAAGATGCGGCGTAGTGTGACTAAACTTTTGGATAGAGCTTTGAAGAAATTGCAGGGGTTTGACATGGCTGTCAAACCACACCATTTCTTTTCCCGCATGCCTGACCCACTGACATACTATTTAGAGGAGTCTATATGGAAAAGCATGGTAACGTTGTACCAGACTCCTATTAACTATAGTAAAGAAAAAGATGCAGAGTTTAGAGATCGTGTTGTTTACGACAGCATTATGTCTATAGTTCGCAATGAGCTTGTGCGTGCGCATAGCCGAGCCGACGACAAAGATTATATTGAAGACAGCGGATTCTACGATCCAGACCCTGTGTCCGACGAAGATACCGTGTCAGGATTCCATAAGTCTATTAAATAACCGCAAACATTGTTTGCAATAACTCGTGAATACACGAAAAAGGCTAATATGAAAGTCCTTATCAATCCAAACTCTCACCCGGTGTACGTTCCTAATCTGGAAAATATAACCATTAATGTGTGCGTTTATCCTTGTAACTTTGGGTATGTCGCTCCGCCATTTGGGGTCACAGAGATAGAAATAACTTCGGACAAAGTTATAAATTTCTACAAACTTTGTGTCGCGACGGGCATGCTTGCCGTGCTGGACAAGGCCGAAGCTAAAGCCGAGGACATCAAGCCGCTGCACGATCCCGTAACCAATCCTAACGATGAAACTAGTATTAAAGACACCGCAGTCGAGCCAACCACTGAGGCGAATCCCTCTGCTGAGCAATCTATTGTCGGTACCCGTAATGTGATCTCTGAGGAAGACCCAGAGGTGCGCCAAGAAGAGACTACTGAATCGCATAAAACTGTTCCGGTGACTGGAACTGTGCAGGAAGAAAAAAAGAACGAGCCGGTTGTTAAGCAGGACAATAAGCGTAGGCTCGTAATCAAGCGTAAGTAACTCAACAATGGAATAGCAGATGAGTTCTGACTTCACTTCAATAGCGACTCTCAAGACTTCCATAAATGTTGAACTTGGTGGCTTAAGTGTAAACGTAGAACTACAGGATATTCATTACGTACGAGCTATCAGAGACGCTTGTGATGTTTTGACTCGGTTTAAACCCAGAACTAACGCTATCTATCAGCCGTACTCATTTGGGCAGCATAAATATATTTTTGATCTTACTCAGATGCCTGGGTTCATTGACATTGCTCATGTAGACTTCGTTAAACCGGAACTAACTGGTTCCGGTATTCTGTTGGAAAATCCTTTCCGTTTAGACACCGTTATCGGTATGGGAATGGGCACTGTTACCCTAGCCTACGGTGACTTCGCTCTGTCTCTTGCTAGAATCAAAGAGGCCCGCAGAGTTTTTTCTATTGAGCCCCAATGGACAGGGCAATGGGAAGTTGATAACTCAACTGGCACTCCTCGGCGCATCTATGCCTTGTATTTAAGAATGCCTGACCCAGCACTAGCCCTAGCATACGATGTTACTGTATTCTATAATGCCCGGTATGAGGCTTCCGACGATCTGATAATGGGCATCCCAGCTATTCCCTACCAACATCAAATTTGGTTTAAGAAGTACGCTATTGCACGGGCTAAAATTATGCTTGGGCGTATTCGTAATAAGTTCAAGGGCATCCCAGGCGCTGAAGAGGGATCCTCGTACGATCTAGACGGTGAAGATCTCCTAAAAGAAGGAAAAGAAGAAACTGAAGAGATTGAGCAAATGCTGATGGAAACTAGAGCGCAGATCGCGCCAGTAATGGGATAATATTGTGCGCCTAGCCGATATATTAACGTTACACTACGTTGACGCTCAAAACTATCTCCGCGAGGAAATAAAAAGGTCCATTGTAGATAAAAGTGTTTCCAGACTGTTTGATTCAAAACGCAATTCACGTATAGCTGATATAGTTACAGACCATGGGTTAAAAGTCGATTCCATAAGCAACATATCCGAAACTACAGAAGCTGAGGGACCAGTAAAGATACTTCAGTATTATGTAGAATACGGATCAACTGCCGGCATGTCTTCCATTGGTATACGGGCGTTATCATGTCCTGAAAGTGCTGGCAGGGACTGCCAAGCCATTCCGCTTAAGAACGTTATGCTAGGGCGTACATCTAGCATAGTTGAATCATTGAACGCCAAGGGCAGAACGCCTTGGGTGTTATCTGGTAAGTCCCTAATTAGTGGCGATCAAGTCCTTTATTTGGATCCTCGGTATGGCTGGTACCATTCTGAAATTGGTTCTGCGGCAGCAATCATTGAAAATAGGATTCTTCCATTAGTTAACGACTACTGGGATGTTTTGACAAAAAATGATTGGCAAACAGTGTTTGAGGGATCTCTTCGCCCAGCTACAAAAGTCAAAAGGACAAACGGCTATGGCTTTGAAGTTAGGACTAAAAACGAGTCTTCAGTTGGACCGGCTTCGTCCTCGCGTCAATCGCGTGGAAATCGTAGCTAAGTTAATAAAAGTTCTTCGTACAGAACTCACGCCAGAAGAACTGAAAAAAGTAATAACCAATGTTGAACCGCGAAAAACTAGAAAAGAAGATTCTGGAGAATATAAAAAACGCGGATATGACGAAAGCGGTAAAACCGATATTCGACCGACTAAAAAACGATTTGAGGACGTTCGCCCATACAGCCCCGACAAGTGAACGGGATAAGATGCGGCATTACGCCGAGTCCTTGGAACTTGTAAAAACTGACGATGGATTTGTCATACGCTCTAATTACTTAGTGCATTCTGAGGAAGAAGATAATAAGGCCCGGGATTTAATGGAGTACGGTAGTGCTAGCGGAGGCATCCCAGCTACCAACGCCTGGGCAAATTTCCGCAATCAATTAATCGCAGCTAAGAACGATATCGCTGAGACTGTAGGTAAAAAACTATTTGAAGGATTGTTTTTATGAGCAGTAGAACTATCCTTAGTGGCACCACTAGAAGCGTTGTGGCTTGTAACTCTGCGATCATAGATTTATCTCTTGGATTTGACAACCTATTCGTTCGCCGCCGAATAGTGCTAAAAAGTGTAGATGTTCCGGATGTTCTCATGGAGGCCTGCAAGCATGCTCTCATAGTTCTTATTGGCGGGCAAAAAAGCGTCGTAGCAGATCTAGACGGTACAAGTGGAGAAGTTTTGTTTGGTGAAATTTATCTTCGTGAAAAACTACGCGGAGAGCCTATGGTAGAACTTCGAGATATTGGTAATGGTCACGGACACGGGTTGCCAATGTCTCCTATTCTCCGTGGCATTATCTCAGGAGACATCAACATGGTGGATATCCGGCAAACCCTGAACGGTTAGGAGCCCCTAGGCCATGCCTTATCTGCCTCCTAATTTTCTCAATGAAACAGTCATGCCGACTGCTCAAGGGTATGATCTAAACTTAGCAATTAGTTTTATTGAGGAACGGTGGCAGCGTTTCTATACGTCCGTCCAGTACTACACTATTATCAAGCCGTTCACTGCTACCCCGACAGATAGTTTTATCGTCCACAAGTCTGGTTCGACCGCCTTTGACTCACTGTATGGCGAGGCCGTAGATGTGTCTATGGCGACGACTGGTTGGAAACAGGCTCATGGAAATAGCGGATTAGCTACTGTTGACGTTGAAAGATATGATGAGCCTGTCGGTATTAGCGCCAGGGTTCCGCGTAGAGACCCAGATACGGGACTTTACCAGTATGGGTTTGACCGGGTTCGCAAAATGGATATAGGCGCTGAGGTTGTTATTCCAGCGTCACTTCTTGATCGTTTTGGTATTACTTGCCAGGCTGGTGACAAATTGGTATGGGATGGTGACGAGTACATAGTAAAACAAGAAACTTCGTGCGGGTATTGGAAAAACACAAATATTCGGCTTTACGTGAAGATCATGTGCGAACACCGCCGTAGGCAGAGTTCATAATGAGCGCCCCTTATTCAGTCGAAAACAGCATCCGTGTTCATGATGAAGCAATTTATAACTGGCTTCAGGGTCTGCACGTTGACTACGGAATAATAAACGGACAGGATAAGACTAACGCTTCTATTTTGACAGTCTTCGCATCGCCCGACCGGGCATTTGCTACTATCTATGACATGGTAACAAAGAACGGGTTCGTTGCTCCTAGTACTAATGACTCTGAAACTCGTGCCAACATTGACAGTATTCTAAAAGTTTTGCCGCTACCAGTCGCCACGATTGAGCGTTTGGAGCCGGTTCCTTTGCGTGAGCTAAACCATGCTCCCGCTAAAGATCCAAGATCATATTTTGATCCTACTACAGGGCAGTGGATATCGTGGAGCGCTCCAACTACTTACCAATGTGATTATGCCGTAACATTTTGGTCACTGAAGCAAAGCACCGATGTATTCATACGTGACTGGGTTTACGGGCAGCTCGGTATTATCGGTAGCGGTAACTACGAAACATTCATTCCGGTTCAGCACAACCCTGCGATAGGGATATCTAACCAATCGTTAAAACTTGTAAGCTCAACCAATCTATCGTACCTTGAAGGCTTGAGCCAGCGTTATATACGCACTCGGTTTGTCTTCTCGTTACGTATGCTGATATTTAAGAATCTTCCAAGTGATATCGCCCCCGGTTCAGAATTCCTCGGTAACGCTACTGGCGCTTTTGCGGGCATGAACGCTGCTCAGCCAATTTTTAATGTCGGGGTTAACGTCGTGGTCCCCAAAGGTGACGGGGTTGTTACGTACAGCGAAGATGCAATTGACGCGCTGCGATTAACCGGAAGTTACACCGGCAATCTATACCGGTACAATAATAATTTGTATTACCCGTGGAATCTCTACGGTAACGCTACAGCGGGCTATTCGCAACTGTATCCTAGCGGCGTAGCTGTTACTCCGGATGCCCGGTACTCTTTGCGAGGCACGCTGAGTGCTGAATCTGACGCAGTAGAGATCATAACGACCCCAGTTTTACAAGAGGCTGACGGGTCTGCTTTAGTACTATTCTACATGTACTATACGTCAGACCAGCCAGTGCTGTTCAACGTTAATAACGTAGACCCGACTTCATTAGTTAGAACCGTGGCACTATCGACGGCACTTCCGGCTACTGGTGGGGCATGGCAGAGAATGCGTGTATACGCTGTCGTCACCAGTTCATTGATGTCTGCGGGCTTTTACGGGTCAGCCACGCAAACAGTGTTTGCGATAGCTAAAGGCGATGTCAGGCAGAAGGCATGGTATTCAGTGTCCCCTAGTTATACGCCGGTTATTACGACCGCTGGCTCTAATACAGTCTACACATTCACGGTGCCCGCCGGCACCACGTATCTAGCGACCATTAAGCTATCCTCTGCTGCTAGCGCAGACTTCGCAGTAGCGGTGAACAATTCTATAAGTGGCGCTACTTACTCTAAGACTAATATTGTAAAATCTGGAACCGGTGTAGGGGCTGTTTTCTTAGTGCAGCCTGTTGCTACCACTTTTACGATAACCATTCCTGCCTCCGTCACGGTTGCATCAGTCACCGCCAAAGGATACTCAGGACCGTACTACCCTAGCGACTTGGGCTAATCACTATGAAGATCATCCTGCATAACCCAGAAGCTCACGGGATATGTGTATCCTACTTTGATAGCGAGGAGCCGACAAAACTTCACTCCCTGTTCGTTCCCGGTAACGGTAATAGCGAGCCTGTCGAGCGGTCAAATCTTACCGATCATGCCAACGGCCTGATCGCCACCGGAACTCTCTCAATTGTTCCGGTTCCAGAAGCTGAATAATCTTTTACAAGGCGTGTATCATGGCCGTTTCAACCCCAGTCTCTGCTGGCATATACGTGCGTGAGTTTGACTACTCCGACTATGCTACACTTCTTAGCACTACTATTCTTGCTGTCGTTGGCGGTGCGACCAAAGGGCCTATAAACACCCCGACAGTAATTAATAGCGAACAGCAGCTTGTTCAGATTTTCGGTGCGCCAACTCTCGGCCTGTACAATGCCAGTGACTACGGCTTGCTCTCAGCTATCCGCTTCTTGAAGCAGGGGAACCGGCTTCTATATACTCGTATATCCTCCGTGGCAACCCCAGCCGTTTCCGCGACGTGTACTATCTCCGGTGGAAACGGGGCCGTAACTAGTCTGGGGACTGTTACTGGCGGTAATCTGTATACTAACGGAACGTATAATAACGTCCCGCTCACTGGTGGGTCTGGTACGGGCGCTACTGCAAATATTGTCGTAGCACTAGGAGCAGTGACAACTGTAACCCTTACCGCTGGTGGCATAAATTACGCAGTTGGAAATACGCTATCTGCTGCTGCTTCTAGCATCGGAGGTACCGGAACGGGCTTTACTGTTCCGGTGGCTACTATCGGGATTGCTTCTTCTGGAAGTGCCGGCCTTGTTATATCGGCTATCAGCCCTGGTAGTTGGGGAAACAGCCTGCGATACCAGATACTCCCTTATGGCGTAATAAACGGTCAGTATGGGGCAACCACAACTGACTTCGTCGGTAGAATGACCGGGGCCACGGGCACTCCTGGTAATATTTCTGCAATTGCTTCCTCAGCATCAGTTGTTCCAAATAGCCCGTACTACAGTGCGTCCTATTTTGATCTTATTGTCTATTCTTACGATACCGCTAGCGCAACGTATACTCAGGTTGAGCGGTTTAATAATTTATCAACCGACAGCAATAATGAACGGTATATCGTAAATATCCTGGCCTTTGGCAAGAGTGGCGAGACAGCTGGATCGCAGTATGTTTCCGCTAGGATAACCAATACCAACGGTGGTACGGTTTCCCAGGCTTTTACCGGTACAAACGGTACTAATTGGCAACCGTTGTACTACGGGGTATCCGCACAGGGCAGTCCCGTTTCGGGGTCTGACGGTATTCCGGTTTATAATTCTGCTGACTACCTTGCTTCGTATATCGGTGTCACAGCCCCGACCCCTACCGGACTCCAGGCACTGTCAAATCCGGAAACCACTGAGTTCAACGTACTCATGGCTCCCGGCGCAGCTTTTGCTTCGGTCATCGGTACCGGTGCCGCTGGCGGCTCTGGTATGTTAGATATTGCCACGAAGCGGGGTGACTGTTTTGTTCTTGTTGACCCTCCGTTCGGTCTTGCCGGTACGAATCCGAGCAATGCATCGTTAAATTATGCTTCGTATGTCACGGCGTGGCATAACGGTACCATAAATGGCCAGCCGTTCTCCACTTCTGCTTATCCAAATGCCCCCAGTGCTCCGCTAGATTCCAGTTACGGAGCCGTATTTGCTCCGTGGGTCCAAGTTTTTGATAGCTACATCAAGCAGACCATCTGGCTCCCGCCTTCGGCATTCGTTGCTGCGGCTCTCGCATACAACGATTCCGTCAACGGCCCTTGGGCTATTCCGGCTGGATATACCCGCGGCAAGATTGCCGGTATCAAGGGCGAAGTTACCCCCAGCCAAGCTGACCGTGATCTGATGTGCGGTATAAACACGACTAACCGTGCTAACCCTATCACTCAATTCTATAACTCCGGTCTTCTCGTATGGGGTAATCGCACTCTCCAGCGTAAACAGACTGCACTGACCAATATCCATACTCGCCGTATGCTCCTCTATGCCGAGAAACTGGTCGCGACAACCACCCAGTATCTGACGTTTGAGCCTAATGATACGACAACGTGGCGTAAGTTCACCGCGCTGGTAAACCCTATCCTCGCTCGTATTGCTTCGGCGCGGGGCCTAGAAACATTCAAAGTTATCTGTGACGCCACAACCAACCCGCCTGCCCAGCGCCAGAATAAGACGATGAACGGCAAGATACTCATTGCCGCTATGGAAGGTGCTGAGATCATTACTGAGGATTTCGTTATCTTCGGTGCAGGCACCACGTTCGGCAATACGTCGGTCTAAAAAGTAGGAATACACCATGGCTTATCCAAATGATTTGACCGCTAATCACGTTGGCGCTGCTGGAACGAGTAATAGCTATGAACCGCAGCGTCAGAATAACGCTACATTATACATTTATAATGTAACTGGCGGTACCGGCGGTGGTGACGACGTTCTTCAGCTTTCGCTGAAATCGTTTACTGGCCCTACCGTAAGTAATGATGTGAAGCAAGTTCGCTACATGAACGAGGCGCGAAAGTTTGCTGGAGTTCCTAACTTCGGTGACATGGACGTAATGTACCACGACTACGTAGACGTAGCTATTGTTCCCCTGTTGCTGAATTGGCGTGCCCAAGTGTACGACCCGACTAACGGTAAGATCGGTTTCAAGAAGAACTACGCCAAACGTGCCGATGTTATTATGTTTGCGCCAGACAGCACACTATCTCGAACATACAATATTCTCGGTATCTGGCCAGCCTCGTTCAACCACGCCCCGTTTGACCAAGACTCAGATGATCTCGTTATGATCTCTATGCGCCTATGTGTTGATAAATGGGTTGCGGGTGACGGTTTTGGTTCTCTAGCTACCAACATCAGCGGGCAATTTGGATCTTAACTTTGCAAGAACATAATAACTGCAAACAGCGTTTGCAGGCATAGGAAATATAACCATGGCTAACGCCACGACTAAAAAATTTACTCTTCCGTCTTTGGGTAAGTTCTATGGCGACCGTCTTCCAGGCGGCACCGTAGAAGTCCGTAAGATGACTATTTCAGAACTTTCAATACTTGAACAGGGCCACATTGACGTTCGTATGGAGGAGGTCATTAAGCGTTGCTCTCTGCTTCCTGACGGGCTTTCGCCTAACGAGCTGCTATCGTCTGACCGTATGTATCTCCTCTTCGCTATTCGCTCGTACTCGTTCAGTGCTCAATATATGTATGATTACAAGTGCCCAAGCTGTGGTGCCCGCAATGATAAAGTCTGTGATTTGCTGACTGATCTTACCATCAAGAACCCAGACGAGAACTGTGTAGAGCCTATCACGGTACACTTGGCAGACGCGGAGTGTTCGGTTGATCTGCGCTTCCTGCGAGGGTCTGACGAGGAAGCTATTCGCAAGGCCAAACTTACCCAGCTTAACACTAGCGAGCACATTCTTACCCTGGAGCGCCAGATCATCGCCAAGGATGGAAATCCGTTGACCGCCGCTGAGAAAGCTATCTTCGTGCGTCAGCTTACTGCTGCGGATGTTATTCGCATAAAGAACAGGCTTGAAGCTTTGGAATCTGGAATGTCCACTAATGTAAAGCCTGTATGCGTAAAGTGTAGCGAGGAGACCGAAATGGGGTTGCCGATTGGGCGTGAATTCTTTCGCCCTTCCAATCTATGATCTTGAAACAGTAAGAGAGAACACGTTCTTTTTATGTTACGCCGGTAAGGGTGGCTATAATACTGATGCAATTGGGCGTATGTTCGTTGAGGACTTCAACTGGCATGTACAGCGCTTGATTAAACAATTAAAGCAGGAAACCGACGCAATAAAGAACAGCCGTAAACGCTAGCTAGAGGAAGTTGCCGTGTCTAACATCGTGGATTTTGTAGCCAAGTTAAACACGGCAGGATTCTTTTCTTCATCTCGGGATATCCTTAAAGAATCTAACAAGATTCGTGAAGAGTTAAACAAGGCCTCGCAGTCATTTCTAAATACAAATGACCAAAAAAGAATTGTTGATTCTTTAGATAAGATCCGTGACGTAATTGGCCGCGACAAATCGTCTGGAATGCAGAGCGCATTTCAAAATATCGCTGCTGGTGTTAATGCTGCTAGTTTGGCTCAAACTAAGTTGGCTCTTGGGGTCGGTAAAGCTTCGGAGAACGCCAAAGAGTTAAATAAGTGGAACACGTACATCAAGAACAACATGCAAGATGTTGCTCAGATATACGGTACTCTTAACACGCAAGGGCAATTGATGACCGGTAATGCGGTCATGTACAATTTAGAGCTATCTAGAAGCCTCCAGCAACTAGAAAAAATGAATGAGAAGGCTAATTCTATAACGGCCAAATTCGCCGTTCTTCGTGGTGCTGGTGATGCCGTTCGTGATGTATTTAACACTGGCGCTATTGGTTCCATGAACAATTCGGTGATGAGCAGCATAGGCGACGAGATGGCTCTTACTTCCCAAATTGGAAGAAGCGGCGTGGCGAGTATACTACAGGGCGCTCAGGGTATGAACGCCGGACAACCGTGGTGGAAGAATAAATATAACGTCAGCGGTGGTCTGAGCATTGGTGCGATGCTTATGCAACAGCATGCTGACCAGGGAACGATTATGAAGTCAGCTAATGCCGGGGGTCTCGGTGTTCAGGCCGGTATTAGTACAGACTCTGAAATGGTTCAGCTAATGATGGCTCTGTCAGCGTACGGGCCAGAGCTATCGGCTAGTGATAGAATGACTATCCTTGCGCAGATTCAGGCGGCTTCTAAGGCCGGTGGTGCAACCACGGGGTCAACCACGACAGCCCTAACAAGTTTTCTTTCGACAAACGCTGGTTTTATGTCGGGAATGGGGGCTGCTACCGGCGCTACTAGTCTGCTGGCCGCTGCTTCCGGCACAGGCGCTGGTCCGCAATTAGCCAACGTAATATCTACCCTCATAACAAAGGGTCGGAAGAACGCCGGGTCTGACGAGGCTAGAGCTTTGGAGATTCTTTTCAAGAAAAGCTCAGGGGAAATCGACAAGATGGTCGATACCGGTGATTACTCTGGTCTTCGGTTAAATTCAAACTTCCTTGGAGCTATTGGCAAAGACAAGAAAGCTTCTGTTCTTCTGAATGAGTTGCTAAAGTCTGTCGGACTTGATACCAATGCCTTGTCTGTGGCTCTTCCAGCTTTCAACGCAAGTATGGAAAGAACAGAGAGGCTGCGAGTTCGCCCAGAAGACGCCCAGCAGCAATTGCTTAAGAGTCTTGAGGATTCCCGTGACGCTTTTACAAATTTAACCGAGTCCCTAAAAGCAACGGTAACTCAGAGTGAGAATTTTAGAAATATCTTCCTAGGAATAAACGGGATCGGCAACATGCTGTCCGGGGTGGCTACTTCTCTAATTTCTATAATTACTCTTCTAAATAGCTGGAAAGTACTTAAAGAACTTAAGACTCTTAAGGATGGGGCGACGGCCGCGACGATCGCTAAGGACGCAGCCTCTGTCGGGGGCATAACTGCTGGCAGCGCACTGGCCGTCGCTGGGGGTACAGCCATAGTCGCTACAGTAGCTAGTGGCATCTACAGCATGATTGACGACCAAATAAATAATGGTGGTAAGGGTGCGTGGGGCGCTACACAGGCTATGGGCGGTGGTTGGGCTAACCCAGCACTGTTTAAGTCGAACGCGCCACCGGTCTCTCAGCCTACAATGCCAAGCGACGAAGAACTTAAGAAAGCTGCCCCAGGACTTGGCAGTACTCCGGCCCAGGGTGGAGCTTTGCATGCACATCGACCATCAATGTCGCCAACTTCCCAATTGGCAGACAGAGTAGCAGTAGTTACTGGCGATCCACATGCCGTAGCCATCGCTAACTTTAATCGTATTCCTGGATCTAATAACTAACTGCAAACACTGTTTGAGTAAACTATGGCACTTCGCTCTATTGGTGACACTACGATTGTAGCCACGGACACGCAGGATTCGTCTATCCGTATAGACATTGACCCTGACTGGGTTGGCTACGGTCCTACAATTCTTAGTAATGTCCTGGATTCTCTGTACACTCAAAACTCACTCAATGTTCCGTTCTTCGATACTAGCCGTGGTATAAGCGAAAGTTCAAAACCATCGTATTCTAACGTGTCAATACTTGGGCGATTAGAAGATATTATGGTATACACTGGGGCAACCAATAGAACTGTTCCTATGCAATTCCATTTCCAAGTTCAGGGAACCCAATTCACCGACATTGAAGACGCCTGTATGCATGAAGTTATATCCCCGGCTAGATGGCTGGACGCTTTGAAATACACCGTAACTTCTCCGGAGGGAGTAGTCTACAACCCGCCTTCGGTTATCCTAATGATCGGGCAACTGTTAACTATGCGTGCTCTTGTGACATCATGTAACATAACTTGGGAAGCCCCATTCACACCGGAAAAATTGTACCCCACATCGGCGGTTGTTGATATTGTATTCTCTTCAAGCTCACTTAATCCTAAGCGCTACTCTGGGACTAACACCGGTAACGGCTCCCTGAGATTCCGTAGCTAAAGGAAGTAATTATGGTTACTATATCTCTGCCAAAGAACACGCGGTATAAAGACACTTCTGTATTCTCTGAAGTAGTCTACAATAATACGTCATTCGGCCTGTGGCAGCCACCCACTGAATTTCAGTCACCGGATAACTCGTGGAACATCTATACGGTTACGAGGGCGGATGTTGGTTTTTTGGATAGGGTAGCATTTCTTACGTATGGTGACGGCTATGAATTTATGTGGTGGGCTATAGCTCAGGCTAACAAGATACTTGACCCCGAGGTGGATATGTACGTCGGGCAAAGCCTAACTATACCGCCGCTACAGACTGTTCTAACTTTTGTAGCAAGGGCACCAGTAAATGCCTAATCTACTTGGTGGATCGGCCCGTAGTGAGAGAGATCTCGCGTTCAGTGTAAAGTTCAATGTAGCCGACAGTCCGGATACAGTTCTTGATTTTACTAGATTTTTTCAGTCTGCTAAAGCAGAAGTAAGTGATATGGGGTCATACCACGTCATAATAGAATTATTCGACGGTGAGGGGTCAGATCTAGAATCAAGTTTAGTAATGGCCGGTCAGAATAGTGCTCTAACTTTATCTTTTGGCTGGAAAGAAGACTCCAACCCCGTAATGGAGTTGAGTGTAGTAAGTTTTTCACCAAAATTCTTGCCTGACGGTTTTGGAACTTCTATAAATTGTGTAGTTGAGCATTCGTACGAAGCCGGGACCAACAAGTTACCGGCTAATACTTTTTCCTTCCCCGGCTACAAGTATACTGCGTCTCAAATGGTTTCTCATATAGCAGCCAAAGAGATAGTCGTACCGGCAAAACAATCTAGTAACGGTACACCGACCAAATTACTTACCAACAACGTTATAAAGACGGTATGGAAAGACCCTATAATAGAAGAGTCTAGCGGCATAATTGAAGCCGATCTTGCTACCGAATTAAACGACACTACATGTGGATTTATCCTAAAAAAGATAATGCCACTTGCTGTAAACCGCGAGGGTAAACCATTTGATTTTTATTTTGACCAAAGTGGAGTAATGCACTTCCACTCCAAAGGATACGACTCGTCTTCTACAAACGACAATAGGGAAGCTATAGTTGCATCGTACGAGTACGCCCGTGATTCTGCCGGTGACGTATTCCAGTTCGAGCCGGAATACTCTGGCGTTGGCGCGGCCATGCTTGGAGGTAGTGCTGCCGTATACAAGAGTGTAAATTCAGTTGACGGCTCAACGACTACAGTAACCACGTCCCCGTCGAGCAATGGCGTATCACTTGACATATCTGTGCAGTCAGATGCTAAAAATGTTATGCCTGTCAGTGCAGGCACACAGAGCTACACGACGCTTCAAGATAGAACTCCCGGAGACGCTGCTCTTAGAGCACAAGCCGTATACGGCTATCTTCGATCCGCCTACGTAACCGCTACCCTTACGGTCCTTGGTAACTGGTCTTTGAAGATGGGGCAGCTTGTAGAAGTTAGATACAGAAGGCGTGATGGTACCAACCATCCCATGGGCGGGCTGTTCCGTATTTCTCGTTTAGCTCATACTATAGACAGTTCTCGCGGATTTATGACTGGGTGTAATCTATTCAAGGAAGGAATAGGGGACACTCTTCCTGGTCTGGTTAATCTTCCTGGAGTTACACAAGCAACTTCGGATCTTGGTACTCCGACAAACGATGATAGTACAACTATAACTAAGCAAGTTAGCTGAGATAATATGTCATACTCCGGTATACACCGCGCCACGATAACAAACGTCAATGACCCAAAGCGCCTGCACAGGGTTCAAGTGCGCGTGGTCGGTGTCCACGACGAGACATCCCCGACTGATACTCTGCCATGGGCTGAGAACGGCAATGCTCCTGCTACGTTCATGTCAGGAGACTACTTTCCATATAACGAGGGCGATAAAGTCTGGGTTATGTTTGAGGGCGGGCAGTCAAATTACCCCGTCTATCTGGGTGGTTGGCAGAGCAATTCTCAGGGTGTGAATTCAACTCCAGCTGAGCTTGTTCAGGATCTGGAGAATAACGGCGTATCCCACAAATGGGTGCGCGTTGACCGTAAGGGTAACCAACTTGTATTTAATGAACTTCCGGAAGACGCTGGCATTGCTTTAATTAGCGGATCTTGTGAGTTGGAAGTCCTCCAGTCTGAGAATTCTATTAACGTAAAAGTGCCTACTGGTTCCATAAATATGGAAACAGGCTCTGTGCGCTCCACAAGTAGAGTCTTCGTTATTGATTCAAGCAGCCTCGTCATAACCGGTGATAGTGTTTCTAGTCTCGGTTTCGCGGATGCCCTTTTTGACATCATAAATAATAACCGGGTTTCGCTATCTGGAGATAATGAATTAATTCTAGGCTCCTACGTTCCGACACTCCTTGGAGTGTCTATGTGCCCTGGTACTGGTGTAGGCTCGAACAGGGGCACGTCAGTTCGACCAGCTTTAGTGTCCTATTTAGTAGCTTCGCAGAAAGTTGTTGTTGGCGCTAAGAGCGTGGCTTCTGGATCGCCAACTAACTCTTTGGCGACACCATTGGTACCGCTTGGTACTGCTCTTGTGGAAGTAAATGGCGTAGCGATAAATCTTACCGGCGTTACTAGCCTGAACGTAACGGTGGGTGGCACTACTATGACTATTACTCCTGTTGGGGTATCGGTTCAGGGGAACTTATCAGTAACGGGGAATATAACGGCCACTGGCGATATCGTAGCCGGTACTATCAGTCTCCGCAGCCACACTCATCTTTACAGCCCCGGTCCTGGTGGTCCTACCCCCAGCGCTCCACCAGCGTAAGGAACCAGCATGCCTATCTCAGTTGCTTCTATCGGGTGCAGTTCATGCCCTGACTACGTTATTCAGGCGGTGTCAGCTAAGTCGTGGGAAGTTCTGGATAAGATCCAGCGCCTTAAGTATCTCACGTCGATCTTCAATCGTCTTATCAAGGACATCGCTAATCAGATTTTAGGCGATCTGCAAGCTCTAGTGGATCTCATCCCAGATCCGCCTGTGTTCAATGTTACCGAGTACGTTAATCTCATTACGTGCCCATTGACTCCTTTGGCTATTCTGAAGGACATTGACATCCGCGATAAGAACTCGCCTAACGATCCTACGAAATTCAATTTTGCCTATAATCTCAATCAGAGCATCATAGATAAGCTTGATCCTAGAAAAGTATACGAGAACAATCTCAAGCCAACGTTCATTAATAAGAAGAAACAAGTAGAAGCACTCTACGACGAAGCTCTTGCTCGTATTGGCAGCTACGATCTTCGTGAGTTGAAGAACGAGATGGACTTTACTCAACGTTATCAGAACGGCCCAAGTAACCCGTCAACAAATCCGGCTTTGAATACAGTTGTTACTCTTATCGGAACAACTGGTACCGGAGAATACATCTACAATGTCAGTGGTACCGGAGCCGCCACAACTGCTATGCAGTCGGCCTACGTATCTCCTGGGTCGGTACAGCTTACTGTAAATGCCTCAAGCCCTATAGTGTTTAATGACGATGGTCCTAACTTTAGGCTTTCAACTGGGGACAGCGGATCCATGTACGTGGACACCGCTAATTCATACATCTTATATAACACCGCCAATCCTCCGGTGAACGACTATACCCCGTTCAATCTTAGATTTATAAGTCAGAACGGCAATCTTACCGGAGCCTTGGTTACTGTGCAGTTCAAGGATAGCTCCAGCAGTCCTTTGTCTATTGAAGGCGCTGTTCAAAAACTTCGTAGCTCACCGCAACCAAAATCCCCAGTTGCCCAGATTGTCCGAAGATACTTGCAGGAGCTTTACAGAGCACTTTCTGGAAATCCTGCCCAGTTCGCCTTGGACATTGCATTCTGCATGGCCCAGGGTGCGTATGTTCAGGCGGCTTGCCCATCCATATATAACAACCCTAACAATCCGTTCATAAAACTGGCCAATGAGCTTTCTACGTGGAGCTTCGACGGACTTCTACCGTCCGGTATGGATGCCGAAGTTCAGCGTTTTATGACTATCGTAGCTCAGGCTTGGCAGAAAGTGAAGCGCTGGGAAGACTTGGTTTACATTATAGTTTAGCCCCACCATAAATGTACACTAACTAAATCTTCTAGGAGTCACTGTGAGTAGCTGCTTCACCTCTACCGCAAACAGTGTTTGCACTGATACTGTCTGCTCGTGTGGGGTTGAAATGGACCCTACAGAACTGGCGTTAGTCTGGCAGAAAAGAGCACTTCCGATTATGGTCAGACTCATGAGACACGGGCACATGGTTGATCGTTCTAGGATAAATAAAACCATGGAGCTTTTGCTCGGTATAGAGCGAGGGTCAGTTAATTCCCCTGAATCTTATGAGCTAACAGCAAGCAGCCATCACTTGCCGCCCTGCACTTGGCGCAAGCGCTTCCGTTCTGCCTAACTGACCATATCTTTTGCCCATGGCTACTGCATCCTTAACCGGCTTGGCATTACCCGCCGCCAAACGGTCGGGGTCTAACTATCTAGATTCAAAGTCTAATGCTCAAGTAGCCTGGGGTGATCTTCTGATGGCGCTTATTGTGCCAGCCGGCACCCGTCCACTGAGCAGATCATTCGGCAGTAATATTCACCGTTACATATTTGAGCCAAATGACAATCGTACGCAGACCATGATTCGGTACATCATAGAACAGGCTGCGGCAAAATACGCTCCTATGGTTAAAGTTGCTAACGTGGCAATCACCAGTAGCGCTCAGACACTAAACTTCGTTATCACGTTCAAGATGGCCAACGATACTACCACGTACCAAGACTCAGTATCTTTCCCTCAATCTGCATTCTTCTCAACAACGCGGTGACGCTATGCCCGACACAATCAACTATACGGCCAGAGACGCCACGACTATCCGCGCTGAGTTGCAGAGGGCTATAAAAGAAACCGCTCCGGATCTATGGAATGATTTTAATACTTCAAATCTTGGAAGTGTACTCATTGATCTTATCGCGTTGACCGGCGACACTCTTTCATTTGGGCAGGATGTAATTGCCCAAGAAATGTTTTTGAGTACTGCACAGCGCTACGATTCAGCTATCCGTAAAGCTCGTGATGTTGGCTATAAACCTCGTGCCGCTGTCGCTGCCACCGTCACCGTTCGTTCAACTAGCATGCCGGGTCAACTTACGACTTACGGGGGAACAATTAAATCCGGAAGCAGTATCACCGGGGCTAACGGCCTAAATTATGAAGTCGTATCAGATACGGTCATATCCCCCGGCGCGGGATACATCCGAGTACCGCTTAAAGAGGGAAAGTCGTATCAGGAAATATTCAGGACTTCCAGTCAACCAAGAATGGCTATCACGTTGACCAACGCGAATGTTGAAGAGTTGTCTTGGGGAGTAACCGTCAACGTCTCCGGTACTCCGGTTACGTGGTCTCAAGTTGATAATGTCGCTCTGGAGTTATCCGCAACCAATACATATCAAGTATTCCTAGACGGCAGCAATAAAGCAATTTTCACTTTCGGTGACGGTGTGGCTGGAGCTATCCCCTCTGGCGATATTACAATTGCGTATCGGACAACAAACGGGGCCTCCGGTAACTCCGGTATTGGAACCATCAGGGGTACCCTCCAAGCGATAATTAACGTAGACGGATCTACGGTACCCGTACCAGTTGAAAACACTGACACAGTAAATGCTGACACTGGCGGCTCCCTGTTTATATCTGGCGAACCGCAGGCATTAACTAATACCGGAAGCGCGGATAAGTCATTTACTCAAATACTTCAGAATAGTCCGTTAGTTCCCGGATCTTTGACGCTTACTATTTACCCCACCGGTAACGTCAGTGATGGTTCTTTGATTTTGAAAGACACGGCAAACGCAACTTTCACGATCCTACTTAATAGTACCGTTACAACATATATTATCGGATCTACAAATTCTATAAATTATGCCAACGGCACTTGGGCATTCAATCTTTCTCCCGCGTCAGGGTCTCTAAATTTCTCCGGTACAGTTAAGCCTTCGTTTCTTGCGGGGTATTATGCGTCAGCAGCACCAGCCGTATCTGCGGTAATAACGACTGGTGCTGCTTCTGGCGGTCAAGACCGTGAGACTATTGCTGAGCTGCGTGTAAATATTCCAGCGTATGTTCGTTCTCGCGGAACTCTCGTCACGCTCCAAGATTACAAGGACGCCCTAACGAATGTCGCTGGGGCCGGCCTAGTTGTTCCCGATCTATGGATTGGGTCACACGTAGCTAACACTATTCGTTTGAGTCTATGGAGCAAAGAAAGCGTATCGTTCGCTTCTGAATCACCTACCACGGCTCTTAGCTCGTCTGACCAGAGCACGATTTACTATTCCCGGTATGTCAGGGCTACAAGTTCAACTGTTTACAACGTAGCTAAGGCTATGCGTAACCGGAATCAGATAACTGTGCGTCCTGCTATTACGGTCAACGGTATGCGGTGGGTCGATCTTTACTTGGAGACTATCAAGTACGACTCAACGTACCCAAAAAACCAGATCAGAACCGCGATTACATCGGCTATCGTTGACGTATTTCAGAATGCTGACGGTTTGTCAGTTTACACGTCAGATATCTACAACGCCGTTAACTCGGTAGATGGTGTTAGCTACTTTAAATTATCTCGGCTGGCATACGGCGACTATAACGCTACTTCAGCTGATTCGGAAAACATCGGGGCTACGTCTACTAGTGCTACGATTTCTGGTGCGGTGGCTAACCCGACTGTAGTTCCTGGGACTTTGACTATAACGGTTAATCAGCCAAGCGGTAATACTACGGTTCTTCAGGATACTAACGGCGACGGAATCCTATACGTTACTTCAGGCCCAATGGTTCTTACCACACCGTCTTATGGTGCGGTCAATTATATAGACTATAATAGCGGTATCTGGAACATAACTTTCACTGCTAGCTCTTTGGTGGCCAATCAGATTGTATCAGCTACGTACAGAGACGTTATTACTGATTTGCGTGCTACCCAAGTGGTAAAATTTGGTGTTACGAACGACAATGTGTACGCAGGTGACGCCTACCCACCGCCTACGGTCAATAGCATCCCTGGCTACCCGTCTTCAATGCCTCCGTTTAAGGACGGTCGCCCCCTGTATCCCGCAGTCCCGACAAATAGTTCACTGTCAATTGGGTCGCTGCTAACATATGGGGTGTTGCAGGACATCATAACTCCGCTGGCTTCACGGCAGAACTACTACGACGACTCGTATCTTTACAATGGCGAGATATTCTATGACTCGCAATTGGTAAGTCAGGCTCCGCGTGCGATAAATCTTCGCCGCCTTGTTTTTGATCTGGCCCCCAAGTAACCGCAAACACTGTTTGCTAAGCGAGTCTGGTTATGGCTAACAATAATATGCCACTAGTTGATGGGATGCCGTATAATAAGTGGGCCGCTGGCATCCGACCATCTGATGCGGAGTATCAGACACGTATTACGGGTATCCGCCCTAGCTTTACTACTGTGATATACGGAACTATCGCGCTAGCTAAAATTAAAGAATGGTATGACGCTGGTGTGATTCTTACGTCAGCTTTTGTCGGTGGTAGTGGATATACTGACGGAACGTACACAGTACCGCTAGTCGGCGGCTCTGGTCACGGAGCCCGAGTATCAGTTTCTGTTGTTGGTGGCGCGGTGCAGACTCCGACGTACGTTTCTCAAGGATACGGCTATGTTGTGGGCAACAACCTAACCCCTTCTGATATTCCGGGAGGTGCCGGGGCCGTTATAACTGTAGCTACCGTCTCCTCCGGGCATCCACTTACTACCCCAATACCAGACGTACCACCAGGAGCTTACTTTATTGTGTCTGACGACGCTAGCGGGATGCTAAGCGGTGGAGTCAGTACCATTGCCCCGGTTAATTATATTGGCCGCAACGCGCACACAGACTATTTGAAAGATCCAGTTACCGGTGTTACCGTGCAGGCTGTGACCGTGCCTACGTCTTTTAGAGCGCCAATTAAAAATGAAATATTAAATGACGTAATTAATGGGACATTAAAAAAGTGGTTTAACAATTCTCCAGTAGGCTTGCTAGATACAGTGAGTGCCGGGGTTTAGGCCCTGCTCATTGAATACTATTGGGCATGGTCGTGGCGCTCCTTTGCCGGATTTAAAATTGTACCCGCTAAAATCATGCCTGGTAAATGAAGACAGGCGATGTTTCTGTGTACGCATCGTTGGTGCTCACCAAGGGATGCTTACGTAATCCCGGCATTGTTTGTTTTATTAACAATATATGCTGCGCTAACTAGGGTACCAGCATGCCGTACAGTGAAACAAATAATGGGTCGGGATACTTAGATGGAGTTTACCCGAGGGTACCTTTATTCGGAGGATCGGGGAGAGGCATTGAGGCCGCTGTAACAATAACTAGTGGTGCTGTTTCGCATTTATCTTACGTGACTCTGGGTACCGGTTACAGAATAGGGGACATTCTTGATTTTAGTTTAACTAACATCGCTGGGCTAGCTCAGGGTACTGGTTTTAGAACCAAAATAACAAGTATTCCGTACACTGAGAATATAAATGGGTGGGAGGACTACCAGTCGATGCCCGAAAGAGCCATTGATGGAATGGCCATCTTCTCCGCATTAGACCCCGCTGGTATTTATACACTTATTGCGCGATTACTCGGAAGCATGTCTGCTAGATTCCAGTACGACGCAAAATTTATTGAAGCGCAATCATCGGCTGTCACGGCTGAAGTTCCCGCACAAGCCACTACAACGGTCGGTTCTCCTCCTTACACGTATGACGTATCAACGCTAAAAAAGATTGGTCACGAATACGGCTACGAAATAAATGCTACAGACCCCGTTTCAAGGATAAGGGCAGGCCTACTTACGTCCGTGTCTAGTACTAAACGTAAGGGTACAAGCCTTGGTGTAACGGATCGTCTGCGCACGATGGGGTACAGCGGGTATGCAACTGAAATATGGGGAACGCCCGGTGCCAACCGTATAATCCTAGCGCCGTCTACTAGCGCTACTGACACGACGCTGCCGCTTCTTAAATTTGACCCTTACTCGTCAACTCCTGGGATAAGAATATCTAAATGGAGCAACAGTTACCCAGTTTCTTACACTGGTGGTGTCATAACACATGCAAATGTTTGTGTTGTGGAAGTTTCAGGAGGCAGAGACGCAGCTAACCACCCGAGCGGAATACCAGACACTGACGATTATTTTGAAATTTATGACGGTGTAACACGTTGGCGTTTCGTGTATATGCCATACGTAAAAACCACGGATACATTTGCGTACGACACAAGTAAAAGTGGCCCATGCGAGTATGCAGCCGGTTCCACCACACGTACTGGGTACAATATCGGCGGCTACCCTGCTCTGACCGAGGCCCCGGTGGTCACGAGTTATGTTTACCGTGACGCAGCTAGTGTTTATGCTTACGGCGTAACATATAACCGGTGCCTAGACGTTCGTGGAATTCCTAATTGTTTGATAAAAGATGCTGCTGATAATCAGTTATATCTTCCTGCCGGTGTCGTCGGCTATGCATGGGATTCGACAAATAAAGTATCAATCGGATTCACTATTGGGTCCGATGGTGCCTTAGTAACTGTCAACAGCATATTAAATGAGTCTGGACACGCTAGCTTCGCATGTGGGCAGACCATTCGTATCCCAGTCTCAATCGCTAGTAATCTCAGTACGGGGGCGGGGTACGTCACCACAAGCGGATTGTTAGCGGGGTCATTCACAAACGTAGCTTTAACCGGGGGGTCGGGCACGGGTGCTCTGGCGACTGTAATAATTTCTGGTGGCTCTGTTACGTCAATTGTACTTACATATCTTGGCTACGGTTATCATGTAGGAGAAACTTTAACAGTTCCATACACAAGTATTCCGGGGGCTACAGGCGTAACTACACAGGCTTCGATAACACTTGTTTCTAAATCCGGATATTTTTTTACAGCGACTATCACAAGTCCGTCAGCTAGCAATCTTATTGCTGCGCCGACGTATGCCGGATTGTCAACTGCTAAAGCCGTTGCCGTGCCAGTATGGATAGATAATTCTTTGCCGATACTAAATATTCCTAACTTACAAAACGCTATCTCGCTTTGGAATGCGTCTACCGGAAGTAATTATGTTCCTGGAATTGGTATTCTTCTTACGATAGTAAGTACAGACTACGGCTATCAGCCGCCGGGGGCGTCGTACGGCTATCAGACAATAAATAACAGAAAAATACTGGCCCCTCCAAGGCCCCCATTAACGGGTGCGGTAGACCCTATGGGAATTATTGTACTCAATGGAGGAGCCGGGTACACGTACAGAGACCCTACTACCGGGCTGTGCTACGATACTTATAGACAGTACAGTTATATGCACGGCGGGCACGGGAAGGCCCTGTACGGGTATATAACAGTAACTAATGGAGTAGTTACTGCCGTAAACGCGGACCCTTTAGCTCCTGGTTATGAGTTTCGTTCGGGAGATATCCTTGTCCCTGGGGCAGCCATATCTTACGACAATCTCGGAACCCCAATAGCTTCTTCAGCCATGACAGTTGGAACTGGCTTATCGTGCGCGATTAGAGGACAAGCCTCGTTAGAAACCATTACAAGTTTAACCGGTGGCTCTGGGTACCAGAATTCGGCTAATGGTAAAATATTTGAACTTGTTTCTGCTAATGGGTCTGGTGCCCTAGCTGTATTTACAATATCTGGCGGTATAGTAATTGCGGTCTCTCTCACTGCTTCTCGCGGCCAGGGGTACCATTATCTTGATATTCTAACGGCCCCTGATCTGCCAGGAGGGACTAATTTTCAATGCGCCGTTTCTGGTGTCACTAGCGGTCTTGGCCTCGGCCTAGTAGACGGGCTTACCTCGGAAAGTTCTGCTAGATATGCTAAGAAACCATCAAACGGGGCGGAGACTGACCCTTGGTTTTGCCGTGGAGCCGCAGCTAACTACGTTGAATTGCCTCAGTCATATTCCTACGATGTACCGGGTATATTCTTACCACTGTCTCAAATTGTCGTACACATTAATCATGCTGATGGGACATACGTAGATTTTACAGACCCAGATGATACTGGCACTTATTCCTTAGTCGGCGGTCCTGGTGCGGACGGCAATGCCCCGTGGCATCGTATTAACAGAGAACTTACAACAGATGTACTACCGGCATGCATAGCTATAAAATATTTTGCTACTGATTTTCATTTGGGGAAATACTCAGACAAGATAAATTCTGACGGGGTTAGGCTTAACAGCCCGCCGGATAGTTTTAATACGTCGGAAAGTACGGATTTTAGACAAGCATTACCGAGTACTGATAACACCGCGTATAGTTACGGTCTAGCTTTAGGCTTGTGGTAGTCTATTTAGCTACTTGAAGTCACAGCCCTCAATACCGAGTAATTAGGCTACGCTAGGAGTCATCCAATTTACATAACTGCGCGTTTGCAACAAACCAGCTAAGAGTAGGATGTAGTCATGCCAAATAATAGTTTTTCCGTACGTGGCTGCATCACAGTATGCGAATGCGACTATCATAACCCGGATTTTTCTCGTATCGCTGCGTCGGTACGTGGTGAATCAGATTATGTTTTACAGAAGTCAAACATAATCCTTGACGGTGGGCTTAGCTGCATGGCTGTACTACTTGGCGGGGCAAAAGGAGCACCCTATGGCTCAGGCACCAATACAAACCAGCCTATAATTCAGAGTAAAACTATTGGAACACAATCCGACGTTACTCCGGTAGTCATGGAGATCGGTAACTCTAATAGTCCAACATCATTGAATGCCACTGATACCAACGGCTGCACTAATGTTGTTCTGTTGCCCCATGTGTATGTCATTTACCCAACCGCTACTTCAGTTTCTTACGTTGGGTTAATTCCACCAACAGTATTAGCTTCAAACACTCTAACAGAAGAAGCACTAAGAGTTGGAAACGGCGTAGTATTTGCCAAAACAAATTTTAGTATCGCAATTATGCCAACGCTGACTGTTGGTTATGCGTTTGCTCACACATTCTCTTTTTCTCGTGGATGATGTGTAATGCCAAATATTAATGAATTTCCTACGTTTGTAAGTAACAAGGATCTTCCGTCTGAAGAATTCCCAACGCTATCACGTACGGTTAGACCGGATTTAGTCGCACCGCAAGCTGCGGATAGGCAAGCTAGGGCTCTGGAAAAACGCGACATAACCATTGTTAAATGGCTGCGTTCAATAATAGCATATATAAATAATATTAATACTATATTGGGAGATTTTTTTGTCCGTCGAGATGGCGGTAACTTTATGCAAGGACATCTGCCAGTCGGAGATGGCACATCAAATTTTAAAGTAATTAATATGGCCACTGGCTCGGCAGCTACAGACGCAGCCGCAGTCGGGCAAGTACTGCTACGCAATGGCGCGAATTCAGCAACTGGTTCGCTGAATATGGGTAATCAGTACATAGGTAACATGCATGACCCGGCCAGCCCGCAAGACGCTGCTACAAAAAATTATGTCGATTCGTTGACCACTGGATTCCTTGGTAGAAATGTATGTATTACAACTCCAGGGGCTGGTAGTTGGACATTCCCGGCTCTTGTAACTCGTGTACTGGTTGTAGTCCAGGGTGGCCAAGGGGGCGGTGGTGGCGCGTCTGCTGCTGGGTCTTTTGCGGTTGGGTACGCCGGGGCTATGGGAGGCATTGTAGCATTTTGGTTAAATGGATCACCGGGTAGTACTATAAGCTACTTCGTTGGTGGAGGCGGTGGGGGTGGTAACACTGTTGATGACGGTGGCGGTGGAAATGACGCTGGCGGTGGCG